CCTAAACTAGAAGCAATTGGTTCTGTTATATCTGCATATAATAAATTTGCTTCAGTTGTTGTTGAATAATCAGATTTATCAGCAGACCAATTTCCTAAAGAATCTACTTTTGAATCTAATGCATAACCTAATTGTAATTCTGTATATTCTGATGAAGTTAAATGATAATATTCTGCTGAATCTCCTCCTTGTAATCCTCCTAAACTATTATGAGTTGTTACAGGTGAAGCAGTAGTTGCAAATGCAGTCCAAGCTGAACCGTCACACCAAAGAAGTTCTACAGCTGATGTATCATAATACCAAGCTCCAGCATAATTTGCAGAACATATTTCTGGACCACCATTACTGCCTTGAAGCTTCATCATATCAGATTGTAAAAGCATAAGAGTTTCTGAACCGCCGATTGTAACTAAATTTTCAATAGGTTCTGTTTGAACTCGATTTCTTGTTCTCTTCACTGCAATATAATAAACACTTGTTGTATTAGCAAAAGGTGTTCCATCAAATTCTGTATTACATGTTCCTCTATCAGTTGGATTAATAAAATTAATTGTTCCACTTATTTGCATTCCATTTGTTGTGTCTGTAACACTCGGTAAAATAGTATAAGTTCCGACATTATTACAATAATAATATTCTAATTTAAGATTCTTATTAGAACTAATAGCTAAAGAAAATCCCATAGTTGTAAAATTAACTGGTGCACCAACATAAACATACTCATTATCATTAACAAACATTGTTGCTCCTGCTCCAGCAGTATTAAAATTAGTTGTTTCATCAACACTTTCAACATAAGCATTAGTTAGTGTGTCTGTACTTCCTTGATGAATTATATGTGTTGGATTTCCAGATATGTGTATAACGTCAGCATCATTACCACCGTCAGGACCAAGTAAAGATATATGAATAAAATGTAAATCGCTATTTGTGAATCCTGATGAATCTCCTTCTATTGCTAAAGCTTGTGAAGTTATACCATCAACACCTGTACTAGAATACATATATATATTTTGTCCAATTACACCATCATAATTTTTACTATCCACATCAATTGTTAAAGCTTGATGTTGGTCTGCTCCTGCAGTATCATCAATATATACTCCTGTGAATCCTGTACCATTTTTAATTTTTATTTTATATTTACTTTGTTCATCATTTCCAACATAGTATTCATAAAATCCACCACTTTGAGAAATCATATTAATTCCAGTATTAATAACCCAAGTAACACCACTAAAATCATCATCCCAACTAGGATTGTGTTCTAATGCTATACAAGAAGAATTAATAAATGTATTCACATCACCTCTACCTTCATTATAAATACTGCTTTCATCACTTATTAATAACCACTGAGAATTGTTATCATCTACAAAATTATTAGATGTATAATCACAAAAGATATTTGTTGTATCATTAAATTCTCCATTACTTCCTTGATATAATTTGTTTCGGTCTCCAAGAACAATGTAAGAACCGTGGTCTGAACTATGTGACCTTAAACCTTCATCAGAATAAATAAGTCCAATAGCTTCAATATCATCAGTCACTCCAAAGTCAGCACCTGTAGTAGCTGTATTACAATCAAGATGCAAAAAACCCCAATCACTACAAATATTATTTTGAGAGCTATTTAATAATGTATTATTCTGATTTACTACTAAAAAACTTCTTGCAATAAAACTTGCTTGATTACTCCCACCATCTTGAATCATAAATTGTGGTGTTCCTCTTGTATCGCTTATTACTTGAAATAAACTATTAGAATCAGTACCTGTGCTATCTGCTCCATTAGTATAAAGACTTCCTGTAAAATTTCCTGTGGTATATTTATCTATATATCCGCCATTAATTTCTCCAAGTAAAGTTATATTACCTGTTGCATAAAGATTTCCAGTAATATTAACATTATCATAATAAGTAGCTGTACCACTTACATTAGTCCAAATACCACCTGAGATACCAGTTAATAAAGAACCATCACCAATAAAATAATCTCCACTAACATTTCCATTATATGTAGCAACTCCACTTACATTAGTCCAAATACCAGCTTTAATAATAGATGTATTTAATCTAAGATAACCATTATCATCATATAATTCACCATTAGATTCATTTATCCACCAAGCAAAATCATAACTAGTAGTATATGGATTATATTGAACTAATCTAGGAATATTTGCAGCTGAAACTAATGTAATTAATAATAAAAACATTACTATAAAAATTGATAATATTCTTTTTTTTACCATTTTAAAACACATTATAAAAATAATCATAAGTTAATGAAGCTCTATTACTCCAATTTGTTAAATAATCAGTACTTCCTGAAACATATCTATCTTCTTCTAATATTGGACTGATTCCAGAACTTCTTAATATATACCAACTTCCAACTGTATCATTTAATCCAAAATATCTAATATTTGGTGATGATTGGTCTCTATCAGAACTTTTAAATCTTGAAAGTGGGTCTCCAATACTGTTTCCACTAATATCAACGTTATTAACCCAAGCTCGATTATTTTCAACTCTCATTAAAGCTGAATCACCAACAACTATACCAGTTCCATCTTTAATTTGTTCTGACATTAAGATAACCTCATTTGAATTTTTATATCAGTATCTTTTTTACCTTTAATAATAATAAGTATTTTATCATTAAGTAAAATCTTTTCTCTTGAATAATTTAATAAAGTATTATCTTCTGCTAAAGCTTCTTTTCTTGGAAATATTAATTGATGTCCAAAATAACTAATATTTTTATATATGCATGAAGTGCTTTCTTCATCTATTATTTTATTAGGAAATAATATTATTCTCATATCAAAAGAAATAACATCATTACTATATAATTTAAATGATTCTAAAAACCCTTTAACATTATTTTTAGTAATAAAAGCTAATTCGTTTTCTTCTCCAATTTTAAAATTAAAATCTATATCTTTCATTTTATAATTCAGGATGTTCAATATATACATCTTTACTTTTTTGATAATGTGTTGATTTAATTTTTCCTTTTTTAGTATGGTCGTGTAATTTACCACCTTCATATCTTGCAATACCTGTTAATTTATTTTCTACACCTTGTATTAATTTATTAGCATGCATTCTACCAGTACTTTTTGTTGCACCGTCAATATCTTGATATGTATCAGTTAATGCAAGTTCATCTTCTTCGTCAAAAATTGGATTTCCAGATTCACATTTATGAACATAATCTCCGCTATTAGAAGATACAGTATATGTTTGATTACATTTAGGACAAAATCTTATAACCATTTTTATTACTCGTTAATTTTTTGAAAAATATTATCTATTTGTTTTTGTTGTTCTTTTTTAAATGCTAAGACACATTTACCACAACAAAATTTACCATATAAACTAACTAATGGGAAAGTTTTTTCTCCACAATTTTCACAGTGTGGGTCATTTAACATTTGATTATTTATCATCATTTTAATTACTCCACAACTGGAACAGTTGAACATCTACAATTTGGATGTGCTGGTGGTTTAGGCCCATTATGTAATTTAAAAACATCACCATTTAAACCATTACATATTGGACAAGTTCTTTCAGAAACAGGTGCTAACCATTGATATTTTTCAATACCTTCATCTTCATAAGTAATCATTAAACCTTCATTAGCTAATCTTATAGTTTCTGTTCTAGCTATTAATATTGGTCTTTCTTTACCGCTAACTGAAAGTATTTTTTCACCATCTTCACCTAAAACTAATTCTCCGTCTTTACTTAATTTATATCTATTTTTTGGTTCAACATAATCAGTAATATCTCCAGCAATTTGTTTTACGCTTCTTTCATTCTTAAATCCATCTTTCATAATTTCTCTAAGCGCTTCTATTTGTGGTGTTGTAAATAAACCAGCTTCCATTTGAGCTTTATTTATAGCAGCTAATGCAACAAAATCATCTTTATCTATAGCTTTTTGAATATTTTTTTTATAATCTATTAAATTAAATCCAACCCATTCTTTTAAAGAATAATCTCTATCTTCTATATTACCACATTGAGTATCATCTTCCTCATGAACATGAATATGTTTTTCTATAGGTTTTTCAATAATAGGTTTTTCTAATTGTAATCTAACTACTGGTACTGATTCATCTTCTTCTCTTTTTCGTTCTTCTTCTGGAACTTCTAAATCAGTATCATCGAAATTAAATAATAATGCTAATTCTTTTTCAAATTGTATTCTTAATTTAAAATTTAAAGTATCATTTTCTAATAATTTAGTTATTTGTTCTATTCTATTGTTAATTTCAACTTTACTAGGTTGACCCCATTCAAATTCAACATGTACGTCTTGAATACCATTAGCTAAAAGAACTCTTTTAAATATATCATTTTCAATATGTTTTTCAATTTCAGCCTGGAATGATTTAACTCTAATACTAAATGCTTGAGATTGTTCATCAGCTAATCCTTCAGCTATATTACCATGTCCCATTAATACTTCTGGAATTTGTAAACTAGAAAATAAATTTTGTCTTTCATATTCAAGAGGAAAAGAAAATTTGTCTCCAATTTTACCAAAATCAACAACACTAATATCAGTAAATACATCTGTTGCCCATTCAGTCATATTTCTCATATTATACATCTTTTGACCAATAGCTGTCACAGCTCCTTCATCTGGTATAATACCATTTTTATGTTGAGCATCTGGTAACATTCCTATTTTAGCATGTATAGGAGCATTAGCTTTTCTATGCATTAAAATATTCATATCTTTTTCAAGACCTAATATTCTATCTACATTATCTAAAGTAGAACATAATATTCCTAATCCATAAAAATCATCTTCAACTTGATTAAAATTAAGAGCAGAAATTTGATATGGTTCGAATTTAGTTTTTTCAACTTTTTTTTGTCTAGAAATATTATTCATTTCACCGAAATATTGATTAAATTCTTTTACATTTCCTTTATTATCTCTAACAACAAAAACATATTTAGCATTAAGTACTTTCATTCCTTTAGGAATTTCACCGTTTTTTCCACCTATTTCTAATGGAGAAAAACCGTTTTTTAGAGCATTTTTAACCCATCTTCTAAGTAATGTATCAAAATTATTAACTCTTAAGAAATCTTCTATAATTTTTACTGATTTTTCATTATCACTTTTAACAAAGAATCCAGGTCCTACTATATAATCAACATATTTATCAACAACAGATTGAATTAATCCATGTGATTTATATAGTCCTTCGGTTATATTATAATTAAATGGATGTTGTTCACCAATTTCATCTTTAAAGATTTTGATATCTTTATCATCAGATTTAATTATTTTTCCTTTTAAATTAAAATCTTCTATTTGTTGATTTGTTTTGAAAAAAGAAAAATTGAAATTGTCAAAATTATCAGAATTATTAGTTTTAGTGTTTTCACTAATATCTATTGGTTTATTAGTTTTTTCAAGACTAAACCTTTCCTTAATGTTATTAATGATTCCCATGAATGTGAAAAATTTATGAATAACTTATGAAAAAAAAGAATATGGATTAAAAGCAAAGGGGGAGGGTGCAAATTAAACCACGATATTATCTATAATAATTATATTAATTTATAAATGTTATATTAAATAATATTATTTAACCGAAAGCAAATTTAAAACTACCAACAGAATCTCCTTCAACGCTAAGACTCCAACAAGCTAATGCTAATGAATCTGTATAATCATCATGATATTGTGGTCCATCAGGATGACTACATTTCCACATATTATTTCTAACTTGTTTTTGCAAATCAATAAATTGTTTAATAAATTTTTCTTTTTTAACTGGGTCAAGATGACTTCCAAATTTAATAAATGATTTTTCAACTAAAATTTTATTTTGATAAACATTTTTCATAAGACGACTAAGATTTTTATACATTTTATCTTTACTACTAGCACTAAAATTAACTCCTTCAACAATTGTAGATATTCCAACTTCTTTTAGTCTAAAATTTAAATTATCTACTTGTTGGTCTTGGCTGGCTGTTGAATCACAATAAATCCCTCTAACAGATTTTCTATATCTAGTATCAATTTTATCTACTAAATCCATAATTTGAGAAGCATAATCATCTCCATTAAATTCCATCCATTCAATAATTCCGCCAGTGTCTTTATCTATAAATGTTGCTACAGTTGAATCGTGAGCTTTACCCCAATCTATTCCTATAATAACATTATAAATTTTAGTATATGTTTTCATAATTTCATAATCTTCTTCAAGTTTCATTAATTCATCAAATGTAATAAACTGCCCTCTTTCTAAAACCCATTTTAATGCATATTGAGTTTTATATTCGTCAGTTGTCTTATCAATTCTCTTGATAACTTTTTCATAATTTAAATGAACTGGATTTTTTGTTTCTTGATATTTAATTCTTCTTTCTTCTATGGCTTCAGTATCAGGAACAATTAGTTTTCTATCTTCTGGTAATGTTTCAAGGTTATGCCATAACCTACATTTAGCATATCCAGCCGTACCTATATAAATATTAGTAGAATTAGTGTTTGTACCCATAGGTAATATTGTTTTATCTAATTTAAAATCAGTTAAATCTTGTGCTTCTTCAAGGATAATAACATTTAAAGTTTTTGATTCAGTATTAGACGTAGGACTTGCTGAGAAACAATATACTCTTCTTACTGGTATATTAAATGTACCTTTTTCGGTTTTAGAAGATAATAAAGTGATTTCATTACCATTGAATGTATCAAAATTAAAATCATATCCTTTATTTTGACATTTTTGAAGATATTCTTTTATTCTATTAAAATCTGTTTTAGCTTGTTCTTCTTGAGGGGCAAATATACCTATGTGAAAGAATTCATGAAAATGTAAGCCAAAATGTTTACATATCTGATAATAATGAAGAAGAAGAAACACAGTTGTAATACATACAGTTTCAGTTTTACCACTTTGACGACAAAATTCAATAGCTGAATCTCCACCTTCATGAGTTACAACAAGTTGAATTATTTTATTAGAAACCTTTTTTTGATAACCATATAAATCTCTATCAAAGTGCATTTCTGCAAAGGTATCTCTCATTAGAAATATCTTATTCCACTGTTCCTCAGTTACTTGATTATCCATCTATAAAGATAATAAATATTAACTTATTTATATATAGTAATATTTATTTAATAGTTTTATCTTTTTGAAGAGCTTTTTCCATAGCTATGATTCCAGCTAATAAAACTACTAAAGATTCTTTATATGGAATATTTAGTTTTGGAATCATATCAAGAAGTATAGGAATTACCGGAATAATAACTTTCCAAAATCTTTTAATACCAGCAATAATTCTTTTCTTAATTGTATATTTTTCAATTATTTGTTTAGTCATTTTTTTTTACCTTATAATTTAATATTTTAATATTCGTAGAACAATATGAACAATAAAATAAATCACATATTTTATCATACATTATTATTCCATCATAACAATATGGACACATACCTATTCTTTCTTTTAATGGTACTAAAGCCATTTTTATATTTATATTATTAACTCTTTATTTATAAATATATAATTAAATAATATTATTTAATTAATATTGGATTTCTATATGCTGTATATATGTTTGCTAAAATAACAGGTTTACCATATTCAATTCTATTATTAATATCTTTTTCTCCAAAATATTCTATAGATTTTTCAACCATAAGTCCTCTATAACTAGTATTACTTTCAACAACATAAAAATTATTATCTTTAATAGATTCCCATAATAAAGATGCATGATTAAGATTAGATGCCCAACCATTATTTGTATTCATTGGTGTTAAATTAAGATATAATCTATCTCCATATTTTGTTAATAAATTATTAAATTCTAACTGACAAATAATAAAATAGAACATAAAAATAGCATAATCGTCACAATCACCATAAAAATTATTTTCGCATAATTTGCTTGGCTTAAACCAACCATCAACTATATCTTTTACATATCTATTTTCTTTATATAATTTTTCATATCTATAATTTAAAGAATCTAAAATAACTATATTAGCATTATTATTATTAATCCAAGCATCATTTTCAGTTATATAATTTCTCATCCATTCATATTCTTTTTGATCTAATAATTTATCAATTACAGGTCTCCAAGAACCATTAATATAGAATGTAGTATTTTTATTTTCAAAAGGTTTTAAATTAACTCTTTTTCTTATTAAAGAATTTATATAAGAATTTTTTATATTATTCCAATTAGGATTAATAATAAAATTATCTATTTCGTTTATTATTTTATAATTTTTAATACAATTAAGAAACATATTGGTCACACTCCTTATATTTAAATAATTTAGTTTTATAAGATTGATTTATAATATCAAAATCAATATCATTCCATTTCTTTAATTTTGCAATGGCTCTATAAACAGCTCCTTTAGATACTTTTAATATCTCTGCAAATTCATCTATAGAAAAACATTTACTTTTATTGTTTTTTGTTAATATTTTTATTTCGTTTTGACACAATTTACTCAACCCTCCAGTTTTTACACAAACAATTTAAATAATGTCGCTACCCGGAATTGAACCGAGGTATTCCTAACCTAGGAAATTTAATAGGCTATTCTTCCAATTAAATTATAGCGGCATAAAAACATACCAATTTTTAATTGGTATGAAAAAGAAATGATTGGATAATATATATTATAATTATAATAATATGAACTAATATATAAATGTTGTTATTTATTCATTTTACATACCTTTACTAATTTTATGTATATTTTCTTTAGTTAAAGGTAAAACTTCCTCATAAAATATTTTACGTTTAATTATTTCTTGGGTTTTCTTTGTTCCTTTGATTGCTGATTCCATAGATTTAGATACATAATCAATATATAATTTTAATCCAGCATCTTTATTAATCGCAGAAACTTCCATCAATCTTTGATATTCTTTTTCTAATTCATTGTATTTTATAGATGCTTCTATAGCAATCATACCTGTTAATTCTTTAATTCCATAACTTTCCCTTTCTTCATTAGTCATTTTTTCAGCTAATGTTAATTCAACATCTAATAATATTTTATTTTTATCTATCATTTTATTTATTACCTTCTTTAATTTCTTCATTTCCGTAAGTAAATTTAACTTTTCCATCTAATTTTACTATTCCAGTATTTAACATATAATCAAGTTTCATTCCTTCTAATAGAGTAATTATTGAATGATTATATAATCCACTTTCTTTTATTAATTTTGAAAATCCAACTGCTGTTTTCTTTAATCTATTTTTATATTCTTCTGAATCAATTTCCATTTTTAATCATCTCTTTTAATTTTAAATACCATTTATCGTTTTTAATACAAGAGTATTCATCAAATTTATCAAATATCTTTTTAGCAATTTGTTGCTCTTTAAATTCATACATATTAATAATAGAATCAATTTCTTCATCATTTAATTTTTCAAATATATTTACACCTATAAGTAATTCTCTTTTAAAATTTATCCGTTTTGAATATAATTCAACATCTTTTGTTGCTTCTTTTTCATAACGTTCCATTTCTTCATAGATTGTTTCTACTTTTTCTTTTAGTTCTTTAGGTAATGTTTTTATAGCACAATCGTTACACATTTCATTATCTCCTTCCCCAGGAAAGCAAACCATTATATCTACTTCTTTTCCACATTTTGGGCATTTAATCATTTTAATTCACATATTTATTAACTTTTAATTCTATTATTTTTTTCTCCCAAGATTCATCTTCTCTGGATTCTTTATCATCAATTCGTCTTTGTTCAATTGCTTTCTTTACGCATTTTAAACAAAAAACTTTATGATTAGTCATTTGTATACATTCTGGACAATATTTTAATTCTTTCATAATTAATTATCTAGAGTTATTATTGCTATCATATACTCTACTCCACAACTTACAGTGCAATCACAATTTGTAGAACTAATTTTCCAACCTTTTTCTAGATATATATTTACATTAATATCAAACTGTTCTTTGTTTGAACCAGTAATTGTTTTTAATTTAGTCATTTTGAACCTCAAATTTTATACTATGAATTAACGATTTATCAATATTTAATGCTTCTAAATATGAACCAGCTTCTCCAATATCACCATCAACTTCTATTATTATTTTCATCGTTCATTCGCCTTTTAATTTTTTTATTTCTTTGATATTATATTTATGAATTATATTTTTAACTTTATTTATTATTATGTCATTAACTTTATTTTGTTCTAAACAACATTTAACTTCAATTCTGAAATTATTTATAATTTTTTTATTGTTTAATTTAGTCATTTTGAAAGCTCCTCTAACAGTTTTTTATTCTTTTTTAAAAATTTTCTAAACCAAGACATTAATGGTAAACTTATTTCTTCTAAATTACCTTCCTTATTTTCATAATATACCATTATTATCTATCTCTTATCATTCTATCTTCAAAACCGTTTAAATCCCATATCCATTGAACCCATTCAGGTTGATTATTAACAAACTCATTAATTTCATCATGTGTCATTTTCCTATATAATGGCGCTGAAATTCTGTTTGAAGATGTTTTAATTATACTTTTTAAATTATTTTCTCTTTTTTTTAAAATAGATGAAAAAGATTTTGTTTTTATTAAATTTTTCATCTTATTTACCTTTATAATGTTCTTTACAATTCCAGACCTTATTTCTTAAATCAGCATGTTCTCCACCTTCAGCTGTGAAATTTCCATTATAACCTAAAAAACCTTTTATATATTTACAACAATTTTTATTATCGCAATATAATCGTATACTTACAACAGTATTCACATACTCTTGCTCAGGCCATTTATATGAATTTCTTTCTTTTAATGTACTTTCGTATTCCATTTTTATTTCTTTATTTTATACGCACACATTATCCTCTTCCTTTCGGATTGTAGGCGTTGCACGATTTTAGATAATATTAAACATATCTTGACGCCTCGTTAAATTAATAATAGCAGCACCTAACCGGATTCAAACCGATGTCTCTTTTAAAACAACTTTATTTCATTATTCTAGTTTCACAAAATAAAGCAACATACTAGTAATATTATTTACGTTTACAAAGCGCTTTATCGGGCTAAGCTATAGGTGCATAAATGCAACTTATTTCTCCATACAAGTTGCCAACACTTTCTTTAGCATAAAATAGTTTTTAATAGCAGTCTTGATTTCCTTCCACCATCACATGTAAAGTACTAGCTTTAAACCATAAGGAAACTAGCTCTTCCTCTCCCGTTACTGATGATTAGTCAGCACTAAGAGCGGCGATTACTTAACCTCTCAATAAATTGAGTATAAATTGTTTACATTCCTGCAAACTTTGATAGGACTAATCCCATTAACAATCCGATAGACCAAGCAATTACTATAACTGCTGCAACCATTGGATGTCCAAAAAATTCTTGTTTTTGTTCCATTTTGAATGTATGATAGTCTACCAACCAGATTTTTCTTTTTATATGTTTCTTGTATTCCGCTTTTCTGCGCCATCAACAAGCTACCCGTACATATTTGAGGTCCAAGTAATTCTCCCGCTGTCTCCTTCGGACGATGCCTTCTTTTTAACGCGGAAAGGTATGAGTATAAAAACCTGGCGCTATGAAATGAATTAAAAAACATAGGGCCAGGAAAAAGAGGTGATAATAAAACTCTTATATGTAATTTCGGTTGGTTGGGGTAAATTACATATAAGAGCGATTGATTGAAGTGAACATAAATATATATTTTTAAATATATATTCTTTATTTATTATAATTATAATTATTTTACTTATTTATATAGTTTTAGATGTTCTATCATATAATACTAATTATATTTAAATTCTTTTATAAACGAATCAATATTTTCTTTAACTTCATTTAATTGTTTATTAATTGAAATCATTTCTTTACAAGCAATACAAATACCTGATTTATTTTTATCACAAATTGGTGCTCCGCACTTAGAACATTTTTTATTTAAGTTATTAAATCTCTTAGTATATTTAACACTATTATTTTTATTTAATTTATCAAATAATTTTTTAAAATGTTTAATAAATGTAATATTTATATTAATAATTCTAAATGAATTAACCATTTTTCTACTATAAAATTCGTTACATGTAGGCATTTTATTTTCTCCTCTCTATATTTTTATTACAACATATACTTTTAGCAGGTCCATTTAAATTTAATTCTCTATAAATTTCCTCACTACAATTTTCATATTCATAAACATTTTTATTAAAATTAAAAAATTTAACAATATCTTTTTGTTTTATTAAATTAGTAATAGCTTTTGATACTGTTGAACACCCATAATTAAAATGTTTTGGATATATTTCTTTTATTTCTTTTGGAGTTAATCTTCCATATCTTCTTATTATATATAATACTTCTCTAGCTCCCATTTTGATATATATAATTATGGTTTATTTATATTATTATGTTTATTTTTTAATTCTAACCATAATATAAACAAGCCATTTGTAATAAAATGTGCTAAATGTGGTAATTTACTTTCAGAATCTAACCATTCACCTTGCATATATGCACTCCAATGCCTAATTGCCGCTGATTTATACCTATTTATTTCAACTAACTTCCAATTGCCCTCTTGATATAAATCTGCACCATAAGTAAAAACATCTACAACTAAATCTAAAGCGTTCCATGGCATTAAATGCCATCTTCTCTTTCCTTTATCGTGTTTAATTCCTTTCATCTTAATTTTTTTTATAATAATCGTCTTCTGGTTTCTTAAATGATTTATCTAAATGTTCAAACGCTTCTAAACCTTTTTTATATAAATCGTTCCATTCTCCTCTTGTAAAATTCCACTGTTGAGCAACCATTGATAAATATATTTGGTCTGGTTTATCTTCATATAAATGAAATAACATACAACTACGTGGACGAAATATCTTTTTAAGTCTTCCTCGTACTTTTTTATATTGTGGTATCATTTCATCTCCTGCTTATTTTTCTTTTGTATCCACATTTAAGACAAACTAAATATTTTCTATCTTCTAAATTTGAACTACCAAATAATAAATTATTTACCCATTCTTCATCTTCAACAATCACAAACTTATGATTACATAATATTCTTTTTATTAATTCAAAAACCAATTTTTTCCCTCTTAATTTTTTTATATGATAATAAACCATCAGATGTTTTATATGGTTGTACAATATAATTTTCTTTATCAATTTGATATTCATAATGTAATTCTTCTAATTGTAAAATAACATTATGATACATTTTTATACCTTCTGTTATTTCTTCTATAAAATCTAATTCACTAATTTCTACACGTTCTTCTAAGTCTTCTTCAGTCATTTTATTACTTCCATATCATCTAAATTAACTTCTATTTGTTTAAAATCTTGATTAGTAATTAATAAATTATCCTGATAACGTTGTATTATTAAAATAATATCTCCTATTTTAATATTTACTGATTCCATATTATCTAATTCTAATTTCATAGTATTATCTTCTCATAAACTACTGGGTCACTATAAGCATAAAACGTATCAATTCTATTGTATTTATATTGCAGATAATTATCTCCTCTCCATAGTTGATTCTCTGCTTTCTTTCTAGCGTGATTTGTATCATTTGACTTATATTCAAAAATAAGTAATCTATTACCTAGCTCAACCATTATGTCTGGTTCAACATAAATATCTGGTCCATGATAATATGATGTTTCTGTTCTTATATTCTTGTAAGGAGTTGTAGAGTTCGTTAGTCTTTCAACTATTGAACAAATTCCTTTTTCGTGTGTACCTATTTTTTTTTTCATTTAAACGTTCCAGCAAAAAACATTAATAACAACATGATAATTGAAGAAATTAAACTAGTAAAAAAACTATGTTTTTTTTCTTTTTTAATTTGGCCATCTAAAACTATCATCATGCCTAATGATATTAAATGTATTGCTATTATTATATAACCTGCCCAATTCATTTTAATCTATCTCTAATTTATCATTACTAATATATGGTTCATGATCTTTATATTCATACATTTTATACAAAGCTTCATCTATTGATATAGACTGTTTATTTTGAAATGTTTTTTCCATATAATCTTTCTTTAATAAACCATAATTATCATTGCCTTGTTTGTAATATAAATCTCCTTTTACATCAGCAAAAAAATTTTTTTCATATCCATATTGTGTGAATTTATCTACTATTAAAGTTTTATCTCCTACTATTATTTCTAGTTTCTTCATATTCATATCTCCTTAAAATTCATATTTTAATCCTATTTCTGTTATACTTTTAGCATTAGCTATTCCTGTAAATTGTTCACTAGTAAAAATTCTATCTTCTATAAAAGCTCCTTGAAAATATTGTTCTTCAGCTTTAACTGGATGAGTACAATTATGAAAAGCATATAAAGTAAAATTAGATAATTTTAATTCAGCAAATATATCATATCCTTGACTAAATGGGTCAAAATATATGTTATTTTTTGGTAATTCCATATATGTTCTAGCAGCTCCTCCAATCTCTAAAGAAACATTATTATATAATTTTTGTTCTAAACTAAAACCAACTTCTAATTTTGATATATTTTCTTTATAATCAAATATTTGGCCATATGATGGAACAAATGCAAAATCAGCATGACCGTGTGGTACTGGTTTAGGTAATGTACTACATGAACTAATTAAAGCTACTAATCCAATAACTAATGGTTTTATTATTTTCATTTTATTCCTTCCAATTTTCTATAATATTAATTACTTTTAAAAGTTTATCATCAGAAAGACATTGAAAATTAAATTCGCTAATTTTTCTTAAATTATTTCTTCTTCTAAGATATTGTTTATCTTCAATTGTGGTAGGACTTATAGATGAAGATGCCCAAGAACCTTCTCCTAAAATTAGACCAGTTCTTCTATTCCATCTAATATTACCTAAAGTAACTATTAATGTTTGAGTAGTTCTAATAATTATAGTAATAGATTGTATATTACCATATCTTCTTACTGTTACCTGTTGTCCGATTTGTAATTCTTTTAGTTCCATTTTAGTTACATAATATATCTTCATCTATACATATATCACAAATTTCACATTGTAATTTATTATTTTTATCAGTTGATATTTTCCTAACAAAGTTAAACCCAATATTAGTACCACATAAGCATTTATATTTAGTAGGGAATTCATGTTCACATTCATCACAAACATATTTTGGTAATCTTTCACCATCAAATGTTTCTAAAACAAAGTTTTTACTTCCGCAATATGGACAATTTTTCATTTTATACCACCAATCCTAAAGCTTTCATTGCTTTAAAATGTGTCAAACCTTTAGCTCTAACACCTTGATATTGAACAAGTTGGTGAAAAGTAAGTTTATTTCTTTGATTTTGTTGTTTAATTGCAATTTTATTCATTTTTTCCATCTCCAATCAATTATTATTAATCACTAATTATAATTATAATAAACCAGTACTAATATATAAATGTATTGTTTTTCATTTATATACTAATACTATCATCTTCTTCATCAATTCTCTTTAACAAACCAAAAATACTCTCAAATTTTCGTCCTAAATTCTTTTTAGAACCAACTATTCCTGCATGCTTTCCACCACATTTTAATGAACAAAATCTAGGTATTCCACCAACATTATTTTTTCCATATGATGGTTTTCGTCTAAATACTTCTCCACATTCTTCGCATATATATTTTGCCATTATTTCACCTTGGTCTCTTTATTCTTGCACAAAAATACCATGAACTATATCTACAATGTTTACATGTTACTTTATCTAAATTATGCGTAGTATATTTAGGATTCTTTACGCTACAATAACTTTTACCATTAGGCGCTAGGAAATGAACTTTAAATCCATTCTTTTTCTTTTCCATAGTTAGTTCTTGTTCTATTATTGATTGCATATTTACCTCTTCTTAATTATGTCTACCACAGTCATAGCTTCTTGTTTATCTTTCTTTAACTTAATTAAATTTGTAAGGGCTGAAACTTTTCTAACTCCATCCTCTAATGTTTTTTGAATCTTATATGCAAAACGTTGAGTTAATGTCATATCCTGAGCATGTAAAACATCATGACATTTCTGACATAAAGGTATTTCAACGTTCTTAACTGGATTCATACATTTAGGGATACAATGGTGATTAGTAATATTTGTTGTGTTTTCACAACACCAACAAACGCCCTCATTTACTTTAATTCCATTATCTCTTATTTGCACGTTCATTTTTAAACATCTTCACAATCTTCGACGTCTTCATCGTATTCATCAGCGTATTCATCGTCTTCTTCATCGTCTTCTTTCATTTCATTAATAATTTCTTCAGAATATTCATCATAATCTTCAGTTTTAATCATAAGACCTTCATTCACCATAAATTTACTCATTACTTTAAGCATATCTTCAGCTTTACTTAATTCACGTTCTGAAATTTGTACTCTACTTGATAATGTTAAGATACAATCTTGTAAATCTCTCATTGTGTTTTCAAATTTGCAATAGCTCATATTTCCCATTTTTTTTCATCTCCAATCATTAATCACTAATTATAATTATAATTATAATAAACCAGTACTAATATATAAATATATTGTTTATTTATTTATATATTAGTACTGGTTTATTTTCCTACTCTCCATAAAATTTTATTTAATGGTTTACTACAACTAATACCAGATAAAAAAAAATTAATAAAAACAAATTCAATATAATAATTAAACAATTTCATTGTAAATCCTTTAATTTGATTTCGTTTCATTTATAACACCAATCCTTGAGCTAAATGTTTTAAGAAATGATTAACATCACCATTCATAAAATCTATTTTCATAATTGTTTTAGCTATTTGATTTTGTTCTTTAATTGATGCAATCATAATATGTTCAATTACAACATCATTTGAAATTAAATTTATTCCGCTTGGACCTTCAATTTCGTAATTTTGAGTTTCTAATTGTTTTTCACTAAAAAAAGTTTTTAAATATTTTTTTGCATTCATTTTTATTCCTCTATGATAATTTCAATACTTGATGCATCTGCAATTTCTTCAACATCTCTTATAGTAGCTTTATTTGGGTTATCTTCCATATCTTCATATTCATCAACTATTAAATTATATAATTTAATTTCATTTATTTTATCATATATAGTAGGTTGTGTAATTAATTTCCAAAGTTTTTTATATTTAATAATTTTTTCATCCATTTTTTCCATCTCCAATCATTAATCATTAATCACTAATTATAATTATAATAAACCAGTACTAATATATAAATGTATTGTTTATTGCCTTACTATTTGTATTAACATTTTTGAATTTTCGTTATTAACTTCAACTAAATCTATACATTCTAAATGATATGGTTTAGCTTCCATAATTCTATCTTCTTGTGTGCCATGAATTCCTACTAAAACACATTCTTTATTTTCATTAGTGCCACAAATTGGGCATATTGATTCTTTTGGAAATTCTTTAAACGTTCTCATTTTAATGCCTCAAATATATCATCTTTAGCAATTAATCCCATCATCATTTTTCTATCTTGTTGATATAATATTTCAATTGCTGCTCTTGTTTGAACTTTTTGAAATTCAACGCCACGTCTAAAAACTTCTTTTAAAGCTAGATTTTCTGAATCCCAATTTGAGCAATCGCTGACTGCTTCGCTCATTTCCTTTTCATATTCTTTATTCATTTTCAATTACCATTCTTCTAATAATTCTTCTTCTAATATATCTAAATCTATATCTTCATATAAAATATATTCATAAACATAACTTTCCATTTATACACCTGCTAATTGAAATTGTTTTTCACTAATTTGTTTTGATATTTTTGTTGTATTATAAATATTAAATGCAATCGCTATTGCAAATATCCATGCAATCATAAATGTTAATAATATCCATGCCATTAAAAAAAAGATTTTAGCAAAATACATTTTATGTAAATATCTTAATTCATCTTCTAATAATTTTTTTTGTCCTTTAGTTAATTTTGTCATTTTTACATACACCTTATGTGAATACCTTGTTCAACTTCGCTTGGTCCAAGCTCTTCACCACAAACAGAGCATACAGGTTCTAACAAACTAATATCTAATCTATTATATATTTGTTCTCCTTTATATGCATAATTACCCAAAATAACATAAATAAAATCATTAGTCACCTTTGTGACCATTCCTTTATTTTCGTTTTCATCGATGACTAAATCACCGACTTTAAAGTCGGCTTCATTATTCATTTTAAAATTCCAAGTTCTAATCCTTGGAAATACATTGATTCTAAATCAGCTTTAGAACTTTTATTCCATGATGCTTTACTTCTTAATACATTAACTGAACTTAATTTTTGAATTAATTCTTTTTTATTTAATTTTTTTTCATCCATTTTTTTCATCTCCAATTATTAATCACTAATTATAATTATAATAAACCATTATTAATATATAAATGTATTGTTTTTACATTTATATATTAATAAAGGCAAAGCGTTTAACCGCTCAGTCTTCATTGTTATCAACAATTCCATAATTTACAAAATTTGTAAAGCTTTCTTCTTGCTCTTCATTTAAGAATAAACTCTCTGAATCTATAGTAGCTTGTTTTGTTGCTGCTTCATCACTAAAACCATTCATTCTTAAATTATAATATATACTCCCTTTGCTTGTATCCATTTTTATTCCTCCATAATAATTTTTATTGTAAAAGGTAATACTAATTTACTTCCTCTAAGGATTTCTGTATGTTCAAAAACACAAACTTGAATTTCTGGAACGTTATATTTTTCTGCATATTTTTCTACAATTGATTGTTTATTGTGATATCCACATTCTTTATAAATTTTTAATGTTTTTATTTTTTCATCCATTTTTTTCATCTCTAATCGTTAATCTTTAATTATAATATAATAATACCATTACTAATATATAAATGTTATGTTTATTCATTTATATATGAAATACCCTGTAGGTGACTAGTGATTTAAGGGTTTATATCAGAATAATCGGTCTATTACAGTAGGTGACTGTAGGTGACTGGTGATTTAAGGGTTTATTTCAATAATATCGTCAGAATTAGGTTCAATTTGGTCTGATTCTTCAGAATCCTGACCAAACATCTTTTTAAGTATAATAGAGGCTGTGTCTTCAGCTATATTAGCATTTAAATTCATATTTACATTAGTATTTCTAGTTTTGGTACCATGTAACTGCTTATGCACGTCTAATTTAAGCTTCTCAATCTGCATCATATGTTTAGGATTATCGCATAATTTCTCAATTTTTTCTAAGTTTGTATATATTTGACCTGCTCCAAGCTCAGAATCCGTCATAAATTCAACAAATTTATCGATTTTCTTATCAGATACTCCAGAATTTTTCATTCCTAATACCTTTTGGGAGATTCTTGCTTTTAAAGAGTTCATTGAGCCTGTTCTCTTGCCTATTCTATCAGGTCCTGCCCTCCCTGCCTTCTTTATATAAACTTCAAATGATGCTCTGCTATTCTGAAACCATTTTGTTAAATCTCTTGGTCCTTGAAAATATCTAACTTCTTCTGTTACTTGATTGACTTCACCTTGAAAATTTTTTCCTTCTTTTTTATAAACGACTATTTTTTCGCCTAATTCATTATTATAAGAAGAAATATATTCATGTTCCCATTTAAATACATTAGAAGGCGGTGTTATTACTTTAGTTAAATCGACTTTCCCAATATTTTCACATATCTCAGCCTCTTTTAGCTCATCTTTTAAAATTTTCTTATACATATTGCTACCAAACTTGCGTTATTTTAATAGATTATATCTGTAATACTAGTTAATAATTAAAAAAAAATAATTAAAAATACGTTAGTTATGACGTTTATTTAGGCATATTTGACTGTCTTAAAAGTTTCATTTCTTCATCTCTTTTAATTTCATCAAGTTTTTTTTGATAAATTGGGTTTTCATTTAAATATTTATCAGTTTGTTCTTTATTAACTTTCATATATTTAAGAAATTTCTCTTCATCTTTATAATCAATTTCCATAGCATTTCCGCAACCTCTTTGTTTACAAGTTAAATTGTAAACCCATCCATATTGAGCTTCTGTGCTAACACCATTTACAACTGCTTTTTTAGTTGCTGGCTTTCTTATAATTGCATTATCAAATTTTCCTTGAATTAATTTACCAAAAGCAAATCTTTCACTTTCTGCATATTGAGTAAAATCTACGCTAAAAGGGTCAATTTTAATTTTATTTTTTACTTCATTATTTAATGTAAGCATGAACGATTCTGTTTTATCTGATAAATTTTTTTCAAAATCTATTTTAGCACATCTTGCACAAAATGGTTGTCTTTTTCTATTATATTCTGCTTCGTTATCAGCTTTTATTCTATTAAAAATAACTTTTGGAGACTTTTCTTTATCAAATATGTTTTTATAGTCTGCTTTTTCCTCTAAAGTCTGTTCTCTGAAAATCTTACCTTCTACCATTTTATTCTTTATCCTCTTCGTTAGCGTCTCTACCGCTATCTAACGCACTATCGTCAATTACTGGTTTTTCTTTTTCTTCAACACCTAATGTTAAATGTTCATTATAAATATCAAATAAATTTTTATTTTGGTCAACAATTGATTGATATTTTTTCATATTTTGTCGATATTGTTCTATCTTATAATTATAATCAGCTTCATATCCACCACGTAAACCGTTTTCAATAACTGATGCTTGATAAGCATAATAATCCATTTCTGTTTTACATTTATCTATTGCTTTTTGTGTTCTTCTTTTTTCATCTTCGTTTAATTCTCTTCTTACCATAATAAACCCTCCAATATAATTTCTATTGCTGTATCTTGATTTAATTTTTCTCCTCTAACAATTCCCATATTGTCAATAAAATTTTTTAAATTTTCATGAGCAAAATCGCTTACAGTAACATTAAGTTTTTTCATAAAATAATAATTATTTTACCTATTTATAATTACTATATTATATAATATTATTTACATTAAAATTTTAATTTTGTATCTACTTTTGAAAATTTTATACTGTTTTAGTACTAATACAATACTAAAATCTTCAAAAGTATATAAAATTTCTAAAAAAACAGCGTTCTTTTATAAAAGAACACAACATTCTCGAAAAAATCGATATATTCAAACTTTTCAAAAGTATATAATTATATATTAATAATTATAATTATAATTATAATTATTGATATTGAAAGATTATTATATATATATATTATATATATTTTATATAATTATATAAAAATATAAAAAATATATAAGTGAGTCTAATTTTCACGGTTTTGACGGTTCTTTTATAAAAGAATCGACTTTTTTTTCAGTTTGTATATACTTCCACTGATTTTAGTATTAAATTAGTACTAATATATATACTTTTGTATATACTTTTATACCATTTTCTTTTATATAACTTTTGAATCGTAATATTTTAGATACAATAATTATAATTATAATAATAATTATTAAAAACACGGTTTTCCTATAATTATAATTATTGTATATACTTTTATTCTCCACTTTTCAAAAGTATATAAAATGATATTTTTATATATTATCAAGGCATTATACCTTAATTAGGTAATAAATAAATATTATCATATTATTGGGTTTATATTCTCTATCATAATAATATATATAAATAAGTTAATATTTTTAATAATTACACACAATGGGAGATTCAATAGATTACAAAAAATTAAAACAATGTAGAAAAACTATAATAGAAAAATATGGTAATTCTGTATCTAGTTTAATAACTACAAAACTACTTTTTTCTCTATATATTCATAACAAAGCAAATCTTAATGTAAAATTTATTTATGTAAGAAAAACATATTTTAAAAACGCTGATAAAATAATAGAAGAGAAAAAATATGAACGTTTTTATAAGCAATTTAAATCAAGAGAAAATATGTTTTTAACTGCTGAAAATGAAGATTTTCTTATTTGTAATGAAGAATTATCAGAAATTATTTTAAGTTTTTTTACAGATATTTATAATGATGAAAAAATTAAATCTAATGATAGACATATAATTGAACAAAATGATGAAGAATCTATAATTGATAATATATATACTCTATCTGATTTTAAAAAGAAATTTAATGGCAGGAGCGATGTAATAGAATTAGATTCAGGAATTCTTGAAAGTAATTGTTATGTTCCAAATAAAATATTACATTTTAATAATATTCATTCTCTTATTAATAATAATGAAGATTTTAAATTTATAATGAATCCGTTGATTTCATTATCAAAATATTTTGATGCTAAAAAGACAGATAATATAATAAAATTAGAATTTAATATTATAAGAAAAGTTACAAGTTCAAATTTTTTTGGAGACCATTTAGTATCACAATATTCAATACAATGTCCTAGATGCGCTGTTAAATTTAATTTAATGCCATATCAAACGCATAAAAATATTAAACATTTTTGTGGTGGTGCTTATGAACCAGCTAACCAAGCGATTAAGTCTACTGCATGTAAAGCTGAAACATTAACTCCATTATTTCTATATGAAATCGAGCTGTTAAATAATGAGAATGATGGTAGCAAAGATAAAGAAGGTAATAAAGTTTATATTTATTCATTTGAAACAAATTTAAAACCTGGTAGATATGTAGGAGATATTTTTAATACAATAGGAGATTTAGATAAAAATAAGCAAGATATGTATCTAGTATTTTTATTAGGATATAAACATTATAAACCAAAAGTATCAAATAGCTTAATAAGTAATAATGAATCTATTAATTGGTGTAAAGAAAATAAATTACCAAATGCTAGATTCCTTGATGCTTTATTTTCAGTAAGAAATTGCTATAAGAATTATACTACTCATTTGATAAGCGATAAAGGGTTTTTATTACAATTATTTGTTACAATATCAGGATTAGGTAAACTTATTTTTAATTATGATAAATTAGGAATATCAGTAATAGGTAATAAATCATTATCTAAAACATATATAGGTAGTATTTTTAGTATGTTATTAGATAGAGATTATCATTTCATTCAAAGTGGAGAAGATGTTTCAGGGCCAGGGTTAAAAGGTGGAATTAACAATAAAAAGTTAATAAATGGACAAAATACTAGTATCTTTGAACATGGAATCTTTACAATAAGTGGATTAACTGTATTTGATGAAGGTGAAAACTTTTATAGAGATGATTTACTTAATAGTACATTAAAAACATTCTTGAATAGAACAATTACAATTTCAAAAATTGGAGGAAGAGAAGGAATAGAACAAAACTATACTCCTTTAATTTTTTGTAACTTCTTTAACTTCCAAAAGAATGAATATGTAAAAGAAATAGAAAATAATTATAATAGGTTTTATAATTCAGAAATTCAAAAAGGTACAGTAGAAAAAACACATGGTACAAGAAAAACTGATACATGTCAATATGTAAGACGTCAAAATCTATTTCTTCCTCTTAATTATTATAAATCTAAACTAAATAATAATCCCTTGTGTAAAGCCATTGCCCTAGTTCGTGAACGATATACTAATTCAGAAATCGATTGGCGAACTGGGGGTTCAATGGCCTCTTCTTACAGATTACTTTTTGATGTAATTTGCTGGAATACGAAGAAAAAAGTTGATAAAGATAACCAAAGAAAATCTGGTTTTAATAACAGTATTCTGCCGTTAATTAGTCAATTACCTTATGAATCGTTCCAGGAAGAGCTTAAATTACACTATAACCCTAGTAAAATAAAGATTGATTTATATGATGAATTATATAATTCTGATGAAGTAAATCATCAATTGCAAAAGCTTAAAGAAAATATTAGTAAATTCCTTTTAGATGATGGTTTAGAATTACATAAACATTTATCGCATAACTCAGTTGAAATGGATGAGAAATTAAGTTTCATCCTATATAATGCAATTATAGTAATGCAGTTATGTGAAGATATCAATTCAGTCTCAATAAGTGAGAATATTAAAATGTGGTGTAAATTAATCTTCCTTAAATGTAAACGTGGAGTAAGTCAGAATGAATACGATTTTAAAACTCATAATTTAAAATACGATGAAGTTGATTATGACTATATTAGCCTGGAAGCTGACATTGAAGATATTGAGAAAGACGAAGAATCAGTAAGAATTGCTAAGAATATTATAGAATTAGAAGAAAAGAAAGAAATTGATGAAAGAAATGAGCAAGAAAACAATGAAGTAGAGATTACCCTTGATTAAGGTATAATGCCTTAATTCTCATATTTGCTTTATAAAGGTATATACTCTATCACCTAAAGGTATATAAAGAAAACCAGCGTAATTATAATTATAATTAGTGATTAATAATTAATGATTGGAGATAAAAAAATGGAATTCGATAAAAACCTAAATTGCACAACAACATTAAAAGAATGTAACAGAGAAAAATTAGATTCAATTGTGTATGTAAAAGAAAGCATTTCAAAAGTTAAAAGTGATTTAAAACTTAATATTGCAGATTTAAAAGCTCAAATAGTAGAATTAAATAAAATAGCAGATGAAGATATTATTGATTTAAAAGTAGATATTGAAAAATTAAAAATACCTATGACTGAAGATGAATATAACAAAACAATAAAAGAACATATAATAATAATAAAAGAAATGCAGATGAGGTACTAAAAATGTTTATGAAAATATATGGAAATACATATAACAAAGTAAAACAGTTAAAACGTGAGATAGAAGTTTTAGAAGGTACTTATAAAGAATATAATGAAGCTTTAAAATCATGTGATATTACTGAAGCTAACTATAAAGGTATTAAAGCTACTTTCAATAATAGTTTAGAAAATTTTAGAAAACAAATTAATGCAAAGCAAAAAGAAATCAATTATGAATTAAGTAATAGAGTTGTGAATACAAAATGAAAAAAGCTGAAAATCATTTAGAAGTTTGTGAATATAACTGTAAATTTAATTTAAATAATGAATGTGTTTATGGTTTAAGAAATTTAGGTTGTTATTTAGATAAGAAAAAAGAAGAAGATATGAAATTAACAACGTTTTTAGCTTGCGTAGAATTTGGATTTAAAGGACATGAAGCAGGTCATAATTTACAAAAAATTTTAGAAGATTTTATTGCTATTTATAAAAATCAAGAGGAATAAAAATGTGTATGTATATGAATGATAGTTGTTATGATTGTCCAAATAAAGATGAATGTGAGGAATTTGAAGAATGAAAAGATTTCCAGTATCAATTGAAAATGGTAAAATTATATCAATTGTAGGTAGCATTGATTTAGAAGAACCTTATGCATCAAAATTTAAAAACATTGAGCTTAGTCTTGATGTAGAATATCTTAAAATAACAGAAAACGGAGAGGAAAGGAAAAAATTAATTACAGCTAAATTAGTTCCAATAAAAAAATGGAAATAAATCCTCAAAGATTTACATGGGAAACAGCAGGTCTTAGAACTGGTTATCATATTTACGATTTTATAAAAAGAGATGATAATGAAGAATTTGTTAGGGTGAATAAAGACAAATATAAATTAATTGGAACTTGTGATGGTGTATTATTATCAGTTAGACCTAGAACTAATGAATTTGCAGCACTGTTTGATATTTTAGACGAAGATGAATTAGAAGATAAAGTATGGATTCATTTTCCTAATACATTTAAAAAATTATTCGAGGAAACAAAATGACGAAATATAATTGTGGTTGTGAAAGTGAAGGAATCATTCTTGTGAGTAAACATGATTTTGAAATATCAAAAATAAAGAAGTGGTCCGATAGTGTAGGAGTTGCAGGAACTAGAGAATTATGTCTATATTGTTGGTGTGAAAAACATAATATTAAGTTACATTCTAGTTGTAAAATGTTAAAGGGAAAATGGGTGAAATAAATGGCAGCAATGGATAAAATATATGGAAATAAAAAACAATACAATCAATTAATGAAATTTTATGAAGATAATTTTGATGATTACAAAAGTTTTACAGGATTGGATTATATTAGAAAATATGATTATACACCTAAAGAACTTAAAACTTATAAGAAAGATGATGAATTACCAATAGTTAATCAAGAAGTTATTGCTGATACTTGGTTGATATTAAGATGTAATTTTGATTGGGTAATTGACCAATTAAAAGATATGTATAATTGTGATGATTATTTTAAAATAGATATGATAGAAAATTTAAAAAATAATGTTCAAAACGATTTTTGTCAATCATTAATAGAACATAAAAAAGCTGAAAGAGAAATGTATAGAATCAATAAATTATGTGAAAAAGAATAAGGAAATAAAGAATGAAAATAATAGCAACAATAATGGGACAAAATTGCGAAAAAACATTATCATTATGTTTAAAATCAGTTAAAGATTTCGATGGAATAGTTTATTTAGATGGTGGTAGTACTGATGATAGTAAATTAATAGCATTAGATTATGATTTAACAATAATTAATAATAAATTTGATAAAAGTAATCCAAATATGATAAGTATTCAAAGAAATTATTATCTTAATTATCTTAAAAAAACATATAAAGAAGAATTAGAAGACGTTTTTATTTTAGTTCTTGATGCAGATGAATTTGTTTCAGAAGGAGCTTATGAAATATTAAAAAATGATATAAAAAAATTAAAAAGCTATACTGAAGATGGTCAAGGTTTAATGTCAAATATCATAAGTCCAAAAATGCGACATCTTATATATAATTTATCTTATGAAGATGCAACTAGAGAAACACATTTTGCACCTAATAGATTATTTAACTTAAAATTTGCTGATAAATATCCAAAAGGAGAACATGGGATTCTTAATAATTCTGGTACTAGTTATAAATATAGTGGAATTACTATATGGCATTTAGGTTATTTAGGAGGACCATGGGGAATTAAAAAAAGATATGACCAACAAATACTTAGAAACACTGGTCACGCAAAACAATATTTAAAAGATTGGAATAAAGCTCATTTATTAGGACATTATCCAATTAAAAAAGTTAATGTTTTAGATTTACCAAAAATATTATTAGAAAATTTTAGTCTTGATAAAGACGAAATATATTTTGAAGGTAGAGGAATTGAAAGCAAACATTTTATTGATGCTATAGATTGGAAAGAATTTTTTAAATGTAAAACAGCATATGAAATTGGTTGCGGAAGAGGTCCAAGAGTTTATGCATTAAATAATATTGGTGTTAAAACTTATGGTTGTGATATTAATAAATGGGCTTGTGAGCATAAATTTCATGATAATATTGAACAAATGGATATTACTAAAATAAATTCTTGGAAAAATAAATATGATTTAATAATTGCATATGATGTATTGGAACATATTGAAGAAAACGATTTATGGAGAGTAATTGATTATATGAAGTTTGGAACAAGAAAATATATTTTAATATCTGTACCAGTAATTGGTGACCTAAATTTAGAAGCTGACCCTACTCATAAAATTAAACAAACAAAAGATTGGTGGATTAAAAAGTTTACAGATAGAGGATTTAAATTAATTGAAACACCACAACATTTTTTATATAGAAATCAATTAATGATATTTGAGGTTTAAAATGAGCGAAGAAAAATATGTATGCGGAAAGCCAATGAATGTTTGTAATGCTGATGGCATTAGCTCTGTAATGAATTATAGACTTAGAACAGAAAAACAAGAAAATTATAAAGATATCCTTGGAACTAGTTATTATAAAAAGGAAGATGTTAATAATAATTGTATAAGAAACAAAAAATTATTAGAAGCGATACAAAAAATTAGAGATGATATACATAAATCTCATGGAGATAATTGTTATCGTGAAGATATGAATTATGTTGGTGCTGATGCTTTAGACGCATTAGAAGAAGAATTAGGTTTAAAATGATTAAAATAAGTTTAGATTTACAAAAAGATTATGACGAAAAAGGTCAGGTTAAAGGATGGATTGATATGGCATCGATTAATTTTTATGAAAAAGATGATAATCAAGCAAAAAGTATAGATGATGATGGTAGCGAATTTATTATATTAGATACTCCTTGTCTTTCTTTTGAAAAATTTGATAGAAAAATGTCAGAAATATCAGGAGAACCAGTTAATGAATATTTTTATAGTATTAAACTTAATATGATAGATGTACCTATGGTTGAAGAATTTTTTAAAAAATTTGGTGTTGTAATAAATGACGAATGAAATTTTAAAAAGATTAACACATATAGTTTTTTTGGCGTGATGGTAAATTAACTTGTGAGCAAGAAGTTGAAAAATTATTACACGAATTAGGCCATATAATAAGTAAAGACAAAAAAGTTTTAGAGGAAATAGAAAATGATAAAAGAAAAAATAAATAAAACATTAGCACTAATTATTTTTATTAGTTTTATTGCACTTGGATTAGTATCTGGAGCAATATTTTTAATAATAAATGATAATAAACAAAAGGTTTTAAATAACGAAACAAAATTATATAATGTAACTGAAGTTAATAGTTATTTAGATCAAGCATTTGAAATAGGTTATAAACAATCTGAATCAAATATACAACAAGTTATAAATAAATCTTTATATGATGGTTATATAGAATTTAATATTAATAATCAAACAATAACATATATTCATCCATTATTATGTGATAGAATAAATATAACAGAATAAAAATGATAGATAAGATGAGAACATTTTTTGAGGAAATTGTAACATTTAATGACTTTATAGAAGTTAGGATAATGGATAATAGAACAAAGAAAATGTTTTCAAATTATGTTTCAGATTATAATGAATTATTAAAAACGTTAGATATATATAAATCGGATAAATTTAATATTTATTACGGTATTAATACAAGAAAAGTTAGAGGACGTAAAGATATTGATGTTGAATTAAGAAATTTGTTTTATTTTGATGTTGAACATGGTCAAGTTAAACCGCCTTTAACTAATGAAAATTATAAGAAAAAATTAATAACTACTATTAGAGAAATTACAATTTATTTAAGAAAAGTATATGATATTAAACCATGTGCAATTGTAAAAAGTGGGAGAGGGTATCATTTATATTATAAATTTATACCTTTTAATGCAGCAGATTATAAAAAACAATTTGTTGCTTGGTTTAAACAAATACAAAATGAAATAGAAATTATTCAATCATGTAAAGATATTAAAATAACAGACTCAGTTTTTAATGTTTCAAGAATTGCAAGTTGTCCTTATACTAAACATACTAAATATTTAGAAAAACCATTAAGAGAAATTTTAATTATTGATACTAAAAAAATAAACGATTTAATTCCTTTAATAAAAAAATTTAAAGTTCATCATATTATAAAATCAAAACAAACAAACATCAAGAAAAAAGGAAATAAATATACTAAAGATACTATTTTTAAATCACCAGAATTCTTACTCATTGCTAATTATGATAATCTACCAGAAGGCAATATAAATAATCATTTAATTTTGGCCTTAAAATTGTTAATGAAAGAAAATAATCTAACTAATTTCGAAGATATGACGTTAGCATTAAACGATTTAGGCTATGAAAATAAGATAATGGATTGGACAGAATTAGATGAAGATTATGAATATAGTAATAGATTATTAATAAATTGGTGTTGTAAAAATTATGATTGGTGTGTTGATAATAAATATAAATTACCATATAAATATATGAATAGGAAAAAATGTGATATTAAAAAAGAAAGCAAAAATGTTAAATTTCCTGATAAAGAATTAAAAACTTTTAAACAAGTTGAGCAATATGTTAAAGCGTTTAATAAAATACATATGGAAGAACGTGATGAAGATGTTGTGATTTATTATGATTGTCTTAAAAATAAAATTAAAAATAATATAATTAAGCCCAAATTATGGGATTTTATTATAATAAATAAATTATTAGAACAAATATTATTATTAAAATAGACAAAAAACAAAACATATATATATAACTTAATATTATTAATAATATTAGAGGTTAAAATGACTTTAGAATATGGAACAAAAGATGATAATGAATATATACAAACTATTATTCATATAAGAGTAGCTAATAAGAAATTCTTAAAAGCAATGGCAGGTATAAATGGTATTTCAATGAAAGAACAATTAGATAATACATTAACAGAACAGAGAAAAATATTTGATAAACAAGTAAAACAATTCAAAAATTAATAATCCTAATGATAGTATTCTATCAAGGATAGTGGATTACCACAATCAAACAGCTGTAAAAGCAAACGAGGAAAATAAAAATGGAAGAAGAAAAAAATTTATTTGATGAAATGACTAATATACCTGAACAAAAACCAAATACAAACAACGATGTATCTGTAGCAGATGCTGTTCAAGAATTAGAAAAAGAAGAGGTAGTGGTTGATTCTGTTTTTGATTATAATAAATTACCAAGCACTACAGGTTCTTCATATAATAGAGTTAATTTAGATAATGAAGAAGTTGTAATTAGTAAAGCAGAAATTAAATTACCACATCCTAATTCTGATTGGGTTGAAGGAAGAACTAATAAAAACATACACTATAAAGGATATCAATTTATTGTAAGTTATGATACTGAAAACGATGACCACGAAAATTATAGCGGTATGAGAGGATTCCAAAAAACAAACGGTAGTTTAGGTGAACCAACAATTTATACAAAAAAATTAAGCACACAAGCTAGTAAATTATTTGGTAAATTTAAAGAATATATTATAAGAACTGTTAAAGTTGAAGAAAAAGAAATGACTTCTGATATTTTTGAAGCTTCTTATGGTTTAAAACAATTTATGGCTTTCTTAAATAGTAAACCAAAAGCTTTACTTAGAGTAATAGAAGTAGATTATGATGGTAAAATTACTGAGAAAAACATGATAAGTAAATTTCTTTAAACCTTTATAGGTTTATTTTTTTTATTTTTATTAGAAACAACTATACAAAATAGAAGGTAAATATATGAAATTTAACTTAAGCCCTAGCAGTATGAACGTGTATTTTGAATCACAGTTAATGTACTATTTTCAAAAAGTAATTAAAGCACAACTAAGCGATTGGGTGCCACAATGTTATGGTGCATTAGGAAATTGCTTACATTCAACTTTAGAAGAAGTTGATAAACTAAATAAAGACCAATTAGAAAGTCTATTCTGGGAGAAATACTATGGTTCAGCAGCTGCTAAATCAGTTGGAATTAGAGGAACATATCCTGACCCATATAAATATTCTGAAGCAGTAAGATATGGTAAAGAAATATTTGAATTAAAATATGATATAATATCTTGTGAAGAAATAATTACTATTCCTATTTATGTTAATAATGAGCATACTATTTATTTAAAAGGTATTATTGATGTTCAAGCAAAATTAAAAAAAGATGGAAGTTATGTAATCGTTGACCATAAATCAAGTACTAGTATAGATAAAGGAGATAATTTCAAACGTCAAGGGTTATTTTATTCAATGTTAATTTATAGAGTAAAAGGAATTCTACCAACGCAAGTTATTTTTGAATATGAAAAAATTAAAAAAACTAAATCATTTTCGTTTACAATTAAAGAATTAGATGATTTTTATGATTTATGTATTTCTACTATTAATGATATAATAGGTAAAGGAACAGATATAAGACAGTTTGAAATTGGTGAAATTAATAGTATTTTTAATGGTCATAAAACTTTATGTGAACAAGTAAAAGAAAGTAGAAAAAATAAATTAAATTTTGGTATAGCTATATATGGTAATACATCAATACTTGTAGGAGATATAACTGATATTTTAAAAAATAAATTAGATAAATTAATGTCATATGAAAAAGAGAATGCAGAATTTATAAAACAAAATAGTGATTGGGATGGGATAGTTCATTTATATAATAAATATAAAAATACATTTCCTACAGGATATATTCCTTTAGTTAAAAAAATATTAAAACATTATTCTGAATATATGAAAAAAGATTATAGATTAGAAATGAAAGATATGAGAAAACAAACTAAAAAAATTACATATTGTGAAAAACTAGAAGGTATTAAATTTAGAAGTTATCAAGAAGAATCTAGTATTGCATTCTTTAAAGCCCAATATGGAATTATTAAATTAAAAACAGGGTTAGGAAAAACAATAGCTGCTGGTGAAATAATTAGAAAAGCTGGTTTAGTTACTTTATGGGTTATTGATAGAAAATTATTAGTTGAACAAACAGCTAAAACTTATCAAGAATTATTTAATGAAGAAATAGGAACTATTACTGAAGGTAAAATTGATATTAAAAATATTACAATTTGTACTTATCAAACGTTAAATAGAAGATTTAAAGAATTAGCTGAATATTTAAAAACAGTTGGATTTTTAGTTGTAGATGAATGTCATAAAGCTAGTGCAATGAGTATAAAAAATATTGCTGAACGATGTACAAATACTAAATATAGATTAGGACTTTCAGCTACTCCTGATTTGAAAAATGAATGGCCTGAAGTAAAAGGTATATTAGGAGATATATGTTATCAATTAGATAAAGATGACCCACGTAATAAAGAATTTTTAGCTGAAGCTGATATAAATTTTATATCATTAGATGATAGAAAGTTTGCTGATAGTGGTGATTATCGAGAATCATATAATAGTTATATTGTTCATAATGATATAAGAAATAATTGTATAAAAAAATTAGTTGATAAACATAAAAACGAAAATATATTAATTGTTACAAAATTAATTGAACATGCAAAAATATTAAGTAAATTACTTAATTGTGCAATTATAATTGGTGAAACATCTACAGAAGAAAGAAATAGAATTACTGAAGAATATGCAAAAGAAAAACCTTTTATTTGTGTAGGTAGTGTTCAAATAATTTCTGAAGGTTGGGATGTACCAACATTATCTGTTTTAATTCAAGCCAGTGCAATGTCAAGTAATATTAAAACAATACAAGGATTAGGTCGTCCTTTAAGAAAGAATAACAATAAAGATAAAGCAATATATTATGATTTTTTAGATAAATATAATAAATACACAAATGATGCATCAAAAAATAGAATAAAAGCTCTTAAATATGAAGGAAATATATTAAAAGTAATAAATGGATAAACAAAACATTTATATATTAGTTATGATTATTTATTATTTATTATGATTAAAAAAATTTATATGAGGTAAATAAAAATGAAAATAAAAAAACAAATTATTAGAGATTTTTTAAAAGAAAGTGCATTATCTGGTGATAGTTCACTTACTGAAGTAAAATTAGATTTCAATGAACAAGCAATGTGCTTAACTGCAATAACTGGTGGTAATGCTGTAATGGTAAAAGCTCAATTAATTTCTGGTGCATTTGAAGAATATGAAGCAATTGGAAAAATTGGAATAATTAATTATTCTGAATTGACAAAAATTATTGATGCATTAAATGATAATATTGAAATTAATAAAGAAGGAAATTTATTAGTATTTAAAGGTGGGCGAAAAATTGAAGTACCATTAGCTGATGAATCATTAATTAAAGATATTTCAAAAATTCCTAGTTTAGAATATGATTATACATTTGCTTTGAATAAATCAGTATTTGACGCTATTAATAAAAATATTGTATTCTCAATGAATAAAAATGATAGTAAAACTATTCAATTTACTGGTGAAAATAAAATATTAAATATTAAATATGGTACTAAATATAAATTTGAAGATAGTATTGCAGTTAATGAAATTAATGCTAATAAAATTGATGTTAAATTTGGAGAGCCTTTATTAAATGCTATTACAAATTTAAGTGGTGATTTAACAGTTCAAATGAAAAGCGAATTTCCAATAACTATTATGAAAAAAACTGAAATGTATGCAATTAAGATTATTGTAGCACCAAAAGTTTAAATTTTTATTTTATTTTATTTTATTAAATTATTAAGAGGGAGAAACAAAATGAATATTGACGATTTAAAAAACATTGCATGGATGATTAAATATAGACCAAAAACATTAGATAATGTTGTTGGAAAAGAAGCTAAACTATTGAAAAAATATGTTGATAGTAATAATTTACAACATTTTTTACTATCTTCTAGAACACCAGGTACAGGAAAAACAACTTGTGCAAAAGCTATTATTAATGATACTGGAGCAGATTACATTGAAATAAATAGTAGTGATGAAAGAGGAATAGATGTTATTAGAGATAAAATTAAATTATTTGTTAGTACGATGAGTTCTAAACCTGGTTTAAAAAAAATTGTATTTTTAGATGAAATGGATTCTATGACTAAAACAGCTCAAGATGCACTTCGTAATATGATGGAGAAATTTATGACTAATGCTATCTTTATTCTAACTTGTAATTATATTGAAAAGGTTATTGAACCAATCAAAAATCGTTGTGAAGTTATAGTTTTTGATAGTCCTGATAAAGCAGAGATTAGAAAATATTTATTGAATATCATAGATGCTGAAAGCGTTAAATATACTAGTGATGGATTAAATAAATTAATTGATATGAATTATCCAAGTATAAGAGAATCTGTTAATACTTTACAAAAGTTTAAAACTATGGATATTGAATTGAATCCTATTAATTTAAAAAAAAATAATGAGAAATTTGATATTTTATGGACAGATATTAAAAGTGGTAAGGTTTTAAATGTTAGAAAAGAAATCTGTGAAAATAATTATAACCCTGAATTATTATTAAAACATTTTTGGGCAAAAACATATACAGATGAAAAATTAACTATAAAACAAAAAATTAAATTAGTATCTGTATTAGCAGATGTTGATTATAAAATGAGTATTGGTGCATCAAAAAATATTCAAATAGATAATATGTTATTTAAAATAGTAGGTGCTTTAATATAATTAAAATGGATTTATTCAAAACTTTAAATAAAATATATACTGCAAGAGATACTGATTGGGTTAAAGATATTGATAGTAATGTGTCAAATGTACCTATTAATATTATTTTATCATATAATATTAAACTTAGTAATGTAGTAGCTTTTTTAGATAAATATACATTTAGATTAGATGTTAAGAATTTTTGTATATTAGCTTGGGCAATTATACACCCTAAATATAATTCAATGCCTTTTAGTAAAAAAATAAAAGCTAATGAAAAAGAAAATAATAAATATCAATTTTTATTAGATAAAATACAAACTAGAATGGAAATATCAAACAATGATTGGGTTGATTCTAAGAATTATTATATTGAAGACATTGAAAGAAGAATAACAGATTATTTAACTTTATTTGGTTGTACTAAAAAAGAATGGAAATCAATTGGAATTGATTTTGAAGAATCAAAAAAAATTAATATTGTAGATATAAAAAAAGGATTAGATAAATGGTTTTAATTAACAAAACATTTATATATTATATATGTAATAAATAATTATATTGATAGGAGACTGTTACTCCTAATCAAATAGAACAAAAAAAATACGGAGATATAAAAATGATAAATGAAATAATAATAACTTACAAATTTTTTGGTAAGAGAGGCTTATTTGTATTCACAGGTATAGCAATAATCTTAGCAAATATACAAGTTTTGAAAACAGTACAATTATTTGGAATGGTTGCAACATTAGGTAATGTTATATATGGATGTTCTTTTTTGATAACAGATATATTATCTGAAAATCATGGGAAGAAAGATGCTAAGACAGCTGTTATAATAGGATTGTCTGCAGCAATAATATCAACTGTTATAATGTATATATGTACTTTATTCGTTCCACATTCAAGTGATTTCGCTAGTGGGGCTTTATCAACAATTTTTAGTGTTATGCCAAGAATAATGATTGCATCTTTAATAGCATATACAATATCTAACTTTAATGATGTACATATATTCCATAAAATAAAAGCTAAAACAGGAGATAAACATCTTTGGATTAGAAATATTGGTTCAACATTTTCAAGTCAATTATTAGATACAGTAATTTTTAGTGTAATAGCTTTCTGGGGAATGTTTAGTAGAGATATATTTATTCAAATAATGTTAACTACATATATTATGAAAATTGTAACAGCAGCTTTAGATACACCTTTCCTTTATCTTGCTAAATGGATGAAGAAAAATGGTCATGTGAGTGAGGAATAAAATGGATAGAAATTTTTTTGAAGAGAATAAATTAGTATATTTGCCAGCAACCCTTCCATCTGCTGAGTTATGTATAAATAATGATGAACCAACTGCAAAACAACCTCACTTTTGGAATAAAGAAACATCAATATGGTACTATCCAAATTTATTAATTAGTGCATATCATGCAGATAAAATTGAAGATATTAGAAAATTAATGGGAATAGATAAAGATGTAAAAATTCTTTATGATAGTGGAGGTTACCAAATGGTAACCTTAGGAGGAAATATTAATCCTAAAGATTTAATAGAATTACAATTAAAAAATTCTAATGCTGGCCTTATATTAGATAATCCTCCTTTTAAAATAGGATTAGGAAATTCACAGTTTGGTGAATCAATGAATGAAGATGAAATATCAATATGTCTTAATAAAACAAAAGAGAATGCTAAAATTGCAATGGCTAATAATATAGGACCAAATAAAATTAGATTATATGGTGTAGTGCAAGGAGAATCATGGGAACAAATTAATAGATGGTATGATTCAATGCATGAATTAGAAGAAGAATATGGAAAATTTGATGCCTGGGCAATGTCACCAAAACCATCAACAATAGCATTATATGGAATTTTATTATTAGAAAGAAAAATTAAAACCCCAATACATTTTTTACAGGCTACAAGTAGAGAAGCAATATCCACTACCGCATATATTAGAAAATTATCAAAAAATTTGATAACTATTGATAGTTCAAATTTTTCATCTGGTACAAGATATGGAAGAATAATAAATTATGAGCATTTAGGTATATTTGATATAGGCGAAGGAAAAAGAGAAAAAAATAAAAAAGGTTGGTTTTGTGATTGTCCTATTTGTAGAGAAAGAAAAATTGATATTGAAAATTTATCAACAACAGATTTAAAATATATAAATATTCATAATTTATATCAAATAGTTAAAATTGTAAAAGTTGCAGATTGGTTAGTTGATTATAGTGAAGTAATGTTTTTTAATTGGATTAAGAAATTTAAATCATCATGCACTGGTGCAATTAAAATGTTACAATTTTATGATAAATATGGATTAGAAAGAACTAAATTAAATTACTCAGATATATTCACAGCAAATGATAATATAGTAAATCAAAAAGGTTTATTTGATTTTTAAATTATATAGATTAGGAGAAAATAAAATGAAAAGAACATTTTTTGAAAATAATAAATTAGTTTTTATCCCTGCAATTTTACCTAATAAAGATCTTTTTGGTAAAGAAACAGATAAATATTCTTTTTTTTCTGATAAGTCTTTATATTTTTATCCTAATGTTTTAATTAGTGCATATCACGGGAAACATTTAGATATTAGGAAAGAATTAGAATGTAATGATAATGTTATGATTTTAGGTGATTCAGGTGGATTTCAAGCAGTAACTTTAGGTGGCGATATAAACGCTAAAGAAGTTATTAAATGGCAAATGAATAATTGTAATGCTGGTTTAATACTTGATAAGCCTCCATATAAATTTGGTGGAACAGCGCAATTTGCAGGTACACCATCTAAAGAATTTTTTAATGAATGTTTAGAAAAAACAAAACAAAATGCTTTAATAGCTCTTGAACATAATAAAGGCGAAAAGAAAATTAGATTATATGGAGTAATTCAAGGCGAAACATGGGAACAAATGAAACAATGGTATGAAACAATATCATCAATTCAAACAAATGAGAAAAAATTTGATGCATGGGCATTATCACCAAAACCATCAAATGATGTTTTTAAAATTGCAATGCTTGGTATTTTATGTTTAGAAAAAAAAATAGATACACCATTGCATATACTTCAAATTTCAAATCGTCCTGGAATAATAGTTGCTGCTTTAATAAGATTTTGTATTCAACAAACAGTAACTATAGATAGTTCTTCTCCTTCAAAAGCATCACGTTTTGGGGAAATATATAATCCATATACATTTTTAGCAGAAATTAAAACCGGGCAAAGAAGACCAAAAGAAAAAATGAATGGATGGATGTGTGATTGCCCAATATGTCAAGCAACTAATATATCTTTTAATGATGTTGAAAATAAAAATTATGAAAATATTTTGGATTTACATAATTTATATCAAATAGTGCGTTTTGTAAAATATATGGATTGGGTAGTACAAGATAAAGAAATATTAATGAAAATGGTAAAAACTGTTTCAATTAATGCTTATAATGCAATTGAAATGATTTATTATTATAAAGAATATGGATTAGAAAGAACTAAATTAAAATATCCAAATGTATTTGAATCAAATAATGATGCATCAAATCAAAAAGGATTATTTGAATTTTAAGGTAATAAAATGGCTGTGAAACAAGAAACATATGATAAATGGATAGCTAAATATGGTCCAAATGCAAGAATTGGTTTAGATATTATAGGTAAATGTAATTTATATCCTAAAGAATTAGGGAGAATATTTTTACCTACAATAACAGAGGCAATTAAAAAAAATAATTGTTATATAATTGATGATAGGAATTGGGTATTTTTTAATTATAATAAAAAATTAAATAAAATGAAACTTCAATATATATTATCAATGGACCATAAAGGAACTATTTTATTAAAACATCTTGAATCAATTTGTGCAGAAAGACATATTCCTATAATTTATTTAACTGTTGTTGCAGGAATGCCAGCAGTTGATTGGTATTATAAAAAAGGTTTTATAAAAGTTAAAGAAAGACATTCAAGGAAGGGAACTTTATTGTTTGATGTTGAGAAGAAGTTTTTTAAAATAGGTTTAGAGAAATGGTATAAAAATGAAATATAAATCGCAAATAGACAAAATGATTAGTAATTGTTTGGTATATGATATAGAAACAAGCGCTAGTTATCCTGATGGTAAACCAATAAACATTAAAACAGATTTTAAAAATTATATTAAATATGCAATAGTTAAATGGGTAGGTTTTTATTCTTATAAATATAATAAATATTATGAATATAATGCTATTATACAACTTGATGAAATTGACCAAATGTTTAAAGACCATAGACATATTATTGGTATAAATAATATAGAATTTGATACTCCTATTTGTATGAATAATAATATTATAAAACAATATCAACATAAACAAATAGATTTACAGGTTATTCTTGGAAATAATTTATTACAAGGGCATAAAAATAGAGCAACATTTATGGGTGTAAATTTAAAAAAAATTATTATTAATGATAAAGAATATGGACCTAATACTTTAATGAGTTTAGCTTATCATTTTAATTTACCAGTATTAAAAGGAGATATAGATTATAATATATTTTTTAAAAATCATTGGGATGAAAAAGAAACTAAAAATATTATTAAATATTTACATGGTGATATAGAAGTAACTAAATTATTATTTGATAAAGTAATTAATTTCTGGACTATATTTACAGATTGGTTATATATTGAAGATGTAGAAAAATGGGCTTGGTTAAAAAGTAGTATTGCCAGTTTAACTTATCTTGCAGCATGTAAAGTTAAAAATGTTTTACCAACATATGGAAGTATAGGAGAAACTGAAGATATGGGTGGAAGAGCAGTAATGCCTATTAAAGATGAAATATATAATGTTCATTATTTAGATGAAGCATCTAAATATCCACATATATTTGCTCAGTTTAATTTATTTAGTGAAGTAGATATATCAAGTTATACTAATGAACAAATTGAAAAAGCAATTGCAAATAATATAATATGGCATGGCAATGATAAATTTAAAGTTAAAGGATATTATTATATAAAAGAACAATCTATATTAGCTAAAGATGTATTAAATAAATTAAAAACAAGAATAGCTGTTAAGAAAATACTTAAAAAAGATAAAAATGGTAAATATATTAATATTGATGAACATAATTATATGAAAATAGAAATTGACCCATTGTTAAAAGATTTTATATTTGATAAACAATTATCTGATTATATTATAAATTCATTAAATGGATTACAATATGCTATTAAAATCTTTTTAAATTCATTATATGGTGCAGTTAGAAGTGGAATATTTGAACAAATACATACTCCTAATGCTGGATATGATTGTTGTTGGATTGGTCAACAAATTCATGAAAAAGTTGAAAAAGAATTTAAAGACCGTGGATATGACACAGTAGGTGGATTTACAGATTCCTGGTTTATAGAAAAAAAAGAAGGAGATACTAGAGAATTAATGATTAAATATTGTAAAACTATAATGAACAAATTAAAAGAATCATTTATTTTTCCTGCAGATACACATATAATTGATTATGAATGTTTTATGGATTATTTATTATATAATAAAGATAAGAAAAATGAATATAAAAAAAATAATTATTGTTTCATATCTAATGGTAAAGTTAAAGTTGTAGGATTTCCTATAAAAAAAAGTAATTCATCTAAACTAGGAAATATAATACTTAATAAATATATTATTCTAGAAGGATTAAAAAGAAATAATTTAAAATTTAAAAAGAAATATTTTGATAATATAATTGCAGAAGAATTAAAAAATGATATTACTTTATCTGCTGTTGTTTTTAAATGTAATCCATCAATAACTTATAAAAAAATAAATCAATTACAAGCACAAGTAAGTCGAGCATATTTTGATGGTTTAGGTGGAGAAATAGCTATAATTAAAAATAAAAAATTTGGTAAAGTAGGAAAAACAAATAAATATTGTACTATAAAAGAAGCAATAGAAAATAATATACAAGTTGAAGATTTAGATTTAACTAAATTATTTAATGAACTTAATCCATTTATTAGAAAAGAAAAAGATATGGATTTATTTAGTTTTGTTGGTGGTGATGATAATTTATTTGATGAAAAAGTTGATGAAAAAGTTGATGAAAAAGTTGATGAAAAAGTTGAAACAAAAACGGGGCTAGATAAATGGTTTTGAATTATTGTAGAAGATGTGGAAGAAAACTTAATAGCGATAAAGATTATGGGCCAGTATGTTTAAAAAAAGTTATATTTGAAAGAAGTTTAAATAAAGATTTACTTGTTGATTTTGAGGTTGAAGATGTTTGAAGATTTAGAAGAACCAAAAATAAAAGCTATTAAGAAAAAACGTAAGAAACAAATATTAGAAGGATTATTTTCTCAATCTATAAAAAAATATCCTAATTTATTAGGACATAAATTACATAATAACCCTTTAGCCCATCAAACTACTCATGCTGATTTTGAAGTATTAAATAAAAATGGTAATATTTATTTTGTTGAAGCAAAAGAATCTAAATTAAATGATAAAGGATATGGTTCATTTGCATTTAAAAGATTAACTCAAAGAAATTCTTTAATTTTTTATTCTAATTTTTCTAATTATACTTTTAGTTTTATACTGTTATTCTTTCGTTCTAACACTATGGAAAAATCAAGGTGTTTTGCTATACCTATAGAAAAATGGTGCGAATTTGAGCAAGTAATAGGCAAGAAATCAGCTAATATACACGATATAAATGAAAATTTTGCTGATTATATATTAGAATACAGTAATAAACAGTTTAATCTAATGTTCTTATGTTAATATTCTATTATATGCTCTATTATCTAAACCTTTATATATGAATACTGGTTTATTATAATTATAATTATAATTATTAAAATGATTGGAGATATAAAAATGGATGAAAAAAAAATTATTGAAGGAATTAAATTTGAATTAAATTTAAAAAATAATGAATTTGAAGCACGTTATGTTGGAACAATTACAAGATATAATATAACAGAAAAAAATAATTTTAATTCTTTTATAGATGAACATTTAATTCTTGAAGCATCAAAAAATATGGCTAAAAAATTATATATAAAATTATATAAAAAGGTAGAATAAAATGAATAAAAAAACAGCAATTGCACAAGATTTAATTTTTTCAGGAGTATATAATACATTTGCAGAAGATACTAAAGCTAAAAAAAAAGATTTTAAAGGTTATAGAAATGTTATGGTTAATCATGAAAGTGGTTATAGTTTATATGTTGAAAAACAATATTTTATTGACCAAGAAATTAAAGATTTAAAAAATAGAGTAAGTAGATATGAACAAAGAGCAATTGATTTAGTTAATAAATATGAAACAGATAGAAAAATTATGTTAGAAAAAAATCAAAATGATAAAAATAGAATATTAGAATTACAATCAGGAGATAAAAAATGAGTGAAAAAAAAATTTCGAAAATAATAGATATTGATAATCAAATAATGAATAAATATGATTTATGTTCAGGTGTAGATATGCTTAAACATAAAGATGAATTTATTAAAGCATTAAAAAATGCTAATATAGAAAATATTACACAAAAAGATTATAATAAATTAGAAGATATGAATTATCATACACCTTTAGAAATAATTATTGAAGCAGGAATGTTTAAACAAAATAATCAGGTAAATTAAAATGAATGGAAAAAAATATAAACCATATTTAATAACAAACGATACTCCAAATTTAGATATATTAGATTATTCTTTATATTATAAATCTAAAAAGAGAGATGGTATTAGAGTAAATTTTAATAAAGGAGAAATGCTTTCAAGGTCTCTTAAACAAATTCAAAATAAACAATTACAAGAACAATTTCAAAATTTAAAAGATTTCTCAAAAAAATATAATGCAATTATTGATGCTGAATTATATAGTCATAGTTCAACGTTTCAACATATAACTTCATTAGTAATGACTCAAAATTATAATGATAAAAATTCTATTAAAAAACATGGAAAAGTTTTAGAAATTCCAATTGATTTTAAAGCATATATTTTTGATATAATTTTTGATGATAATTATGAAGAAAAATTTGAAAATAGATATTTAAATATGTTAAATTTATCAGAAATTGAAAATCAAAATAATTTTAAAGTTGTTAAACAATTAGGATGTTTAGATAAAAAAGATGTTATAACATTTTATGAAGATAATTTAAAAAATGATTATGAAGGTGTAGTTTTAAAAAGAAAAGATATGCCATATAAATGTGGAAGAAGTACTTTAAAGACTGGTGATGCATTAAAATTAAAACCATATAAAAGATTTGATGCAATAATAAAAGGAGTTACTGAAAGAATGGAAAATACTTCTGAATCGTTTAAAAATGAATTAGGTAATTCTACTAAATCTAGAAAAAACGAAGATATGATTCCAACTGGAATTGCAGCTGCATTTATAGTTGATTATGAAGGAAAAGAAATGAAAGTATCTTTAACTGGAGATATGGCTTATAGAAAAAATATCTTTGAAAATAAAGAAGATATGATAGGTAAATGGATAGAATTTGAAGGAATGGAAGTTGGTTCTAAAAATGTTCCAAGACATCCATCATTTATTAGATTTAGAGATGCAAAATAATAATATAAATAATAATAGTATATATAAATAGTAATGTAATTATTATAATTATAATAATTATTTAATAGGAGGTAGTAACAATGGTGCAATCATTAGTAACTTTTACTGAGGAAGATAGTAACTTTATTGACGAATATAAAAAAGAAAAAGATATTTCATCAAAACAAGACGCTATAATTGATATGGTAAAAAGAATTAAAAAAATCGAAGAAGAAAACAAACAATAAATAACACTATGGAGGGTGTAAAAATGACTATAATTATTGAAGAAGAAGAAGGAATTGATGCAAAAATATTTCAAGGTAATGCATTTAAATTTAAAATTAAACAAGATAAAATTGATGATTTTAAAGGAAACTATGATGTATTTGCTGATGAAAAATGGAATAAATATAAAATAAAAATAGCAGATTTAATTCAAAAAAGAATGACAAAATTTGTTAAAGAAATTGTTGCTGGGGGAACTTGGGAAGAAGATTTTAAATCTATTTTTAGCGGGCTAATTGATTTAATTGAAGGAACACAAGGAGAAGCTAAAGTTTTTGAATAAAATGGAAACAGCAAAATCATATAAAAAGTTACTTGAGCCTATACAATATAGTGATGATAGAAAAAAAGCAATGATAGAACTTGGTTATGATATTGATGAATTGCAAAAAGAATTTAAATTAAAATACGGTGAACAAGAAAAAAATTTAGATTCATTAAACATGCTTAATTCTATTTTAAATAAAGATTAAGGTATAATACCTTAATTATTTTTTATTTTCTATTTCTTTATAAATAATTAACGCTCAAAAACAATACATTTATATATTAGTACTGGTTTATTATAATTATAATTATAATTAAATGATTGATTGGAGATGAACGAAATGGATGAAGAAAAAAATTATGAAAGGTCAAAAGATAACAAACGGTATAAATATTCAGAAACTGATAAAGATAACACAAGTTATTATTATCAAGCAACTTCATCAAAAAATAATGAAGATGGAAAATATACAGGACATTATAATTCATGTAGTAAAGAAGATTATTATGAATTATAAATAATTATAACTAATGATTTGGAGATGAAAAAAAATGGATGAAATTATGAAATCAAAATTAGAAATTTTAATTAAACAAATTAAAAATAAACAAATATCTATTGTTTATAAAAAAAACGATATTAAAAATATTAAAGAAATAATTGAAGCAGAAAGTTTAAATTTAAAAGTTATTATACAAAGTGAATTAGATGAAAAAAATAAAAAGAAATTTTCAAATGAAGATTCTAGAAGATTAGAATTTATTCAAAGAAGTATTAAAGATATAAGTTTATGTAAAAAAAATCATAGAACATTTGAAATGGAAACTAATTGTAGAGCAATGGAAATTGATTTAGAATATGATAAAAACGAATTAAGAATGTATGAAATTTTATCAAGGTTAGGTGTAATATAATAATGGTTGATAAAAAATTAATGAATAAAAAACTTAAAGATTTAACTATAAAAGAAGTTGAAGAATATTTAAAAAATAAAGAAAATTATAATTTTGATGTATCATATAAAAATATAACAGACGATTGTAAATTTACACCTTTTTGTAGCGGTGGTTCAAATGACCCTAAATATGGTTGTAATAAAATATATTATGATTTAGCAATTCATTATAAAAAAAGACTTATTTTTAGATTAGATATTAATAGTTTTAAAAATAAATCAACATATCCTAAAGATAATGTTCTTATATCAGAAGGAATAGAATATCAATTTCATTGGTTAGATAATGGAAAATTTATGATAGTTAAAAAATATTCAAAATAGAGGTTAAATAATAATGGTAGACATAGTAATTTATCACAAAAGTGATTTAGACAGGATTGGTTCAGCAGCAGCAGGATTTGACATGTCAATACCAGACTTTTATCTTAATTTTTTAATAAGGAATATAGTAGAGGAGTAAAAATGGAAGCAGAAAAAATATCAATGAAAAATTTGTTATACAAAATAACAGATTTAAAAACTCTTGACGGAGTAGATTCAGTAGGAAGTTATCTTTATAATGGATACCATGTACAAATTAGTGAACATAATTTAACATGTGCAGAACGAGTTGGTAGATTATATTATAGAAGAAGAAATAATGGTTTATGTGTTAATTGTGGAAAAAAAGTTACTAGAATGAATCCTAAAACAGGAAAATTATACAGACTTTGTGAAAAGCATAGAAAACAAATTGATTTAAAAAAGAGAGTAAGATGAAAACTATAGAAGAATTACAAAAACGTTTAGAAGGTGCCTTTAAACATAGTAATTTTTTTGATTCTTTACATGAAGTTAATGAAGTAAAAAAAGTTATTGGTGCAAAGGAATTAACTAAATTTTTAAAAAAGAAAATTAATATTATAAAAAAAGAAAAAAGAGAATATAATTTAAAAGTCAAAAATATTAGAATTAAATATGGTTCATTTAACGAATATATATATGAAGAAGCTTTACAATATATAACTCATAGTTATAAAGTAGGAGAAATTGTTGTTGTTGAATATTGTGATTCATATAAAGCCCTTAAAATACATAAAATAACAAAAAAAGGTTATGATTTATGGGATGGAAATAAATTGGCCACAATAATGAAAATACCAGAATCTAGTATATTAGGTTATGGACATAATTTAAATAAAATAATTAAAGAAAATGACAAAAAGAAGGTCAAAAATTAATTCAACTTTTTTTCTTGATATAATTGGTGAAGATAAAGTTGATAAAAAGAAATATAAAAAAACAGATAAATATAAACCCAACGATTATTTTATGTAAATAATATTATTTAATACAAACATTTATATATTAGTTGTTATATTATTATGAATATGTATAAGACAACAAGTTTAACCAATATGTGTATGAGTAATTTATTACTTGCGTCATTTTAGTTATAACTATGTTGTTAAGCTTATTCTTTTTATTTATCTGTTTAACAACAGGTTGAAATATATTAAAATTTATAGAAGTGTAGGCTAGTCAGGTCAAAGTCACGCGGCTCATGACCGTGAGAACGTTGGTTCAAATCCGACCACTTCTATTTTGTTTAAATGTACATTTAAATAAACGTGATAAAAATAATTACCTACCGTTTAGAAACGAAAGGAGGAGTGATTCCCTCGTTGCAAGGAATTATTGTTTATTTTTATTGCCGATGTAGTATAATGGTATTATACCTGGCTGTTGACCAGATGATAGGGGTTCAATTCCCTTCGTCGGCGTTTTATACGTGTGTGGCTGATTGGTAAAAGCGCTGGACTTAGAATGAAAATTCGTCTACAAGATGTTTTTACATAAGTTATCCAGTTTCCTAAGTGGATGTTGTGTGTTCAATTCATACCACACGTATTTTTATGCTACGATGGCTCAATATGGCACAGCAACAGATTGCTAATCTGTGAGACAATAACTCTTTTCGGTTCAAATCCGAATCGTAGCGTTGAAGGAGAAGCTAAAAATGGTCTTATTGGAAGCAAGAGGCAATGCTTGACGAAGAGAAACTTATAACTGTAGCGGGTTATACATTCATTATTTTTTGCTAACAAAGCGAATGGTAAGCGTGCCGTCTTGAAAACGGTTGGTCCTTGCGGCTCGTCAGTTCGAATCTGGCTGTTAGCGTTATTAAAATAAAAAAAATATAAATTATTGGGCGAATAGTTAAATCTGGTATAACGTCCCGCTTGCAACGGGGAGGCTTCGGGTTCAAATCCCGATTTGTCCATATATTAAAATGAGTTATGATAAAAATCATACAAAAGACGATTGTGATAAATGTCTTGAAAGGGTTGGAAAAGAAAATTTAACACCTATTAAGTTTTTATATCTTGATAGGAATGATTTAATGCATCCTGATTATTATCATAACGCAACTAAAGCACAAAAAGATTACAAATTATATTATGTTTGTAAAAATTGTTTAAAAAATTATTAATGCACGTGTGGCACAGTGGTCTACTGCGTCTGCCTTGTAAGCAGAATTACCCCAGTTCAAATCTGGGTACGTGCTTTTTATGCATCATTGGGCAAGTGGTAAGTCGTCTGTCTGCAAAACAGAAGAACCCCGGTTCAATTCCGGGATGATGCTTATGGTAAAATATAAAAAAAAATATGGGCATGAATATCCAACATTAACAGTTCCAATGAAATCACTTCAAGAAGAAAATTTATTTATTAATCCTTATTGGAATGAATGGAATACTCAAAAAGATAGTTTAAGAGTTATATGTGATAATAAAAAAATAGTTAAACAAAATAAAAATAGAATACATAAATTTTCAGTTTGGGATATTAGAGAAAAAGGAATACAAGAAAAAAATAAAAAAAAATTAATTATAAGAAAGAAAAGAAAATTATTAAATAATATTATTTAATACAAACATTTATATATTAGATATGGTTTTATATAATTATAATAAATAATCTTAATATTAATTTATTAAGAAATATTAAATAACTAGATAATTATAGGTGTTATCCCAATCATATTAAAATGAACATACAAGAATGGAGACAGGACGGGGAAAGAGGCTTTGACATAGTGTTTAAGCCTATCTATCGTTAGTCCTTCCATGGTTCATATCAATTTCTAAATAAATAAAAAAGAACATTGGCCATGTGCCATGGAATTCTAAAAAAAATATACAGTCGTATAGTTTAATGGTAAAATTATCCGTTTACACCGGATGGCTATGAGTTCAATTCTCATTGCGACTATAATAAACCTTTATGCTCTAATGGTCTAGTGGACAATGACATCTGGCTTTCGACCAGAAGACCTGAGTTCAATTCTCGGTTGGGGTACTTTACTGGGTGGTGGTCTAGTTTGGCTAAGACTCTCGACTTGGACTCGAGAAACCGGGGGTTCAAATCCTCCCCATCCAATATTTATTTTGCCTGTGTAGTGTAATGGCTATCACATGAGACTGTCTATCTCAAAATTTGGGTTCAATTCCCAGCATGGGCGTTATGGAAGTATAGCTTAATCTGGTTAAAGCACCGGTCTTATATACCGTTGAATCTGGGTTCAAATCCCAGTATTTCCATTTATGGACGTATGGCTAAGTGGTTAAGGCAGTCGACTGATATTCGAAAGAACACCGGTTCAAATCCGGTTATGTCCATTTTATGCACCCATAGTCTAAACTGGAAGGGCTCTTGGCTTCGATACAATTGTATGGCTAGTAAGACGCTTTTTTGAAGATACCAAGGTATCCGGGTTCAAATCCCGGTGGGTGCTTTTATGTGAATGTAGCAAAACGGTTTAATGCACTCGACTTTTAATCGAGAGACTGAGGGTTCAAATCCCTTCATTCACATTTTTATAGGGTAGTGGTCTAGTGGACAATGACATCTGACTTTGGATCAGAAAACGGCAGTTCAATTCTGCCCTACCCCATAATTGCTTGCATAGCATAACGGTTAATGCTTCAGGTTGTGGTCCTGATAATCTGGGTTCAATTCCCAGTGTAAGCTTTTTAATGGACATATAGCATAATGGGAGTGCGCTGAGCTGAAGCCTCAGTATTGTTGGAGTTCGACTCTCCATATGTCCATCATATTAAAATGGCATACGAACTATATAAAATAAAAAAGGATAAAGAAAATTATTTTAAAGATTGGTCTAGTGATAAACTTTTAACTTTAACTGACGAAATAAAAGAAGTAGTCTATAAAAAGTATTTAGTTAAATGTGATGTTTTTAAAAGAGATAATTATAGTTGTCAAAATATTAATTGTAAAAATTTAAATAGTCCATTAACAATGCATCATGTTAAATTTCAAAAAAATGGTGGAGAACATAAAATAAAAAATTGTGTAACTTTATGTGAACCATGTCACGTTTTATTTCATAGAGCTAGAACAGCAATTACTTATAAAAATAATAAATATCTTCCTATTCATATTAGAGGTAAAACTTTTATGTTAGATAGACAAGATAAAATTAACTGGAAAGAAATTAAAAGTCATATGAGAAAACTTAGAAAAACTTTAAGAAAAGAAAGAATTTATTTAAGTTGGAAAGATATGAATTTATTAATGAAATTTTTAGAATTAAATTTTGAAGATTAGTTTATGTATCTGTAGTGTAGTTTGGTCTATCATCTGGGACTTCCAATTCTGGGACGTGGGTTCGAATCCCACCGGGTACATTTTTAACCGCTCGAGATATTTGGTAATCATACGAGGCTGTAACCCTTGTTCTATCGGTTCAATTCCGGTCGGGTGGATTTTTAATGGGCTGTTGGTGAAATCTGGTATCATATTTGGCTCCAGACCAAATGTTATGGGTTCAAATCCCATGCAACCCATATATAAAAGCTTTATAAAGGCTTTATAAACCCTTTTTCTATTATATACTCTATCATCTAAACCTTTATATATGTATACTGCTTTATTATAATTATAATTATAATTGATTGGAGATGACAAAATGAATACATATGAAAAAAAAATTATGAATGAAATTGAAGGAGATTATGAATCAAATTTTATTTTAATTCCATTAGGACAATGTGAATTTTGTGGTCATAAATCAAAGATGGGTTATGAAGTAGTTCATAAAATTACTAAAAAAGTTTTAAAAGTTGGAACAACTTGTGTTTATACTTTAGTTAATCTTAACAAACAACAAAAAAGAATTTTAGATAATATTATTAAAAAACAAAAACACGATTTAAAATATGCTAGTATAAAAAAATACTTAGAAGCTAAACATAAAGATGAATTAATTACATCAAATCAAAGTTACAATAGACAACATCATTGTCATGACGAAATTATAAATGAAACTGAAGAATGGGTATTTTACAAAGTTGTTGATGATGAAACAAAAGAAGTATATGCAAATACTCAAAGTACAAAAGAAAAATATTATTCAGTTAATTATATTGTTGATTATTCATATCATTCAGTACAAACACAAAAAAATGTTGTAAGTCAAATATTAAATAAAATCAACAACACCCAATCAAATATAAATAACTATTGGTTTGAAACATATAAAGAATTAACATCAGTAGATTTAAAAAATTTAAAATGAGGCGATATAAATGGATAAAAAAACAATTATAAATGGATTAAATTCATGGGAAACAAATAAGGTTTATGTATTTGATGGATTAAAATATAAAGAAGTTAAAATGATTACAAAAGGAATGGGGAAAGGTATTATATTACATATAAATATAAATTAAAATAGATGATTTAAATGTTAATAACAGCAATAAATAAATATAATAAAACTATTATATTAGAATATGATAGCGTTAAACAAGCTATTAGTAATAATTATCAAGCATATGAAAATAAAACATTGACTAATTTTAAACAATTGAGGTGAATTAAAAAATGGTTAGCAAAATAAAACAATTAATAAAAAAATACGATAATGAGATGGATTATATTCGTAACTTAACATATGAACGCATAAAATCATCAACAAAAGCAGCTAAACTATATGGGAAATCATACCCATCAGTTTTAAAAGCTAAATACCCTATATTTTTACTATAAGAAAATGGATAAATCAATAAAATTACTAAAAGAACATTGTATATTTACTAATCCAGAAGATTGTTATGTATTATTTGCGATTGCACGTAGGAAAAACAACCTATACTTAACGAATAGTCAAGAGGTGGTGTTTAGACAAGTGATAAAAAATAATGAAAATATCGAGCGTAAATACAATAAATTAATATCTCAATGTAATGATTATCAATATACTGATGGAAAAACAGATATAAAAAGAAAATTAAATTTTTATGTTTATGTTTCAGTAAATTCACGAAATGCATTAAAAGCTTATATTGAACTTCAAAAAAGATTTAATCAATATGTATTTGAGCTATTAAAAAATAATGATAATTATCATTTATTTAAACGTCTTGATTCAATATGGTTATCTGATTTAATGAAGCCAAATTGTAAAAGTAGTAAAAGATTTTTATTAGATATTGATACTAAAGAACAAGAAAAAATAGATAAGATAAGTGGGTTATTAGATAAAGTTACTTTAACAATTAAATGTTATAAGAATGAAACTAAAAATGGATTTCATTATATTATGGACCCATTTGACAAACAAAAATTTCATAATCTATTAACTGAAAATAATTTAAAAGATATTTGTGAAGTAAAAACAGATGGATTATTTTTTGTAGAGAATTTAGGTGAATAAAAAATGAGAGAAAAGATAAAAATTCCAGATAATGTAACAAATATTATGTCTCACCTTATAGCTCATGGTTATGATGCATATATTATTGGTGGGGCAATAAGAGATTACTTTCTTGGAATAATTCCTCACGATTGGGATTTATTTACAAATTGTCCTGACTTAGTTAATGAGTTTCCAGAAGGAAATGTAATTGGTGGAGAAGAAAGACAAGCAAAGATTTTAACTGTGATAGTGGACGGAATAGAAGTATCACAATATCGAGCAAATGGTGAACGAACAGAAGTAGGAAATGATTTGGAAACTCATTTATCTACTTGTGATTATAATATCAATGCAATGGCATGTGATATAAATGGAAACATCATAGATTTACATGGTGGAATATTTGATTTAAAACATTGGACATTTGAATTTGTTGGTGATGGAAACCAAAGAATAAAAGAAGACCCTCTACGAATATTAAGAGGTATAAGACTTATTCTGAAGAACCGATTACATCCAAGCCTGGAAACAGAAACAATTTTAGAAGAGAATGGTATTAAGTTATATGAGTTACCAAAAGAAAGAATCCGAGAAGAATTTCTTAAACTTTTAAAATATGAAAAATGTTTTGATATATTAAAAGAATTTGAATTGTTAAAATATATCATTCCAGATATTGAAAAGTCATATAACATGAACGGTGGCGATTATCATGATGAAACTGTTTTTGAACACATGAATTATTCATTTAAAGAAGCTTGTAAGATAACTGATAATGTATTTTTTAGATTAGCTGCAGGACTTCATGATTTTGGTAAGATTTCTGCTATATCAAGAACAGTATTAATTGACCCTAGAACTATGAGAGCTATAGAAGATTCAAAGACACATTTCTATGAGCATGAAAGAATTGGTGCAGAAAAAATTGAAGAATGGATGAGAGAATATAAATTTGCTGAAAAGGAAATTAAATATGTTGTTACTTTAGTGCGAACTCATATGTGGGCTTGGACTGAAACAATTTCAAAACGGTCTTATATCAAACATTTCAAGAAATTTGAAGATGCAGATATTGATATTATGGATTTTGTTACTATGACTTATTGCGACAATCAAGGTAATATGAAAAACTCTAGAATTAAATTTGCTGATTGGGTAAGAGATAGTCCAATTCATAAAAAATATTATGAGTTAAAACATACTAATGAACCATTTTCAGTTAAAGATTTAGCAGTTGGCGGTAAAGATTTAATTCAATTAGGATTTAAACCTGGACCAGAAATGGGAAAACTTTTAAAAAAACTTTTTGAAAAAGTAATGATATGTGAAATTAAAAATGATAAACGTGAATTAATTACATTTTTAAAAGAATTTAAGGAATGAGAAAAATGACTATGCCTATAAATATAATGAATTGTAAATTAATCACTATTTATAAATTATTAGAAACTATAAATAATCAAAGTGGTAAATATAAAGTAACTAACATAAATATAATATCTAAAAGATCTAAAATAACATATGCTCATACTTTTGATATGTTAAAATTATTGATAAAAACTAAATTAATTGAGAAAAAAACTATACAACATGGAATATATCAATATAATTTAACTAAATCAGGATATAAAACATTAATTGCAATATCGTTTATAAATAGTAGTATATATAAATAAGTTTATATAATATTATTTATAAAATGGGTAAAGCTCCTTCAATTTATAGAAAAATAAGAAAGTCAACAACTAATTCTCCTTTTGGTGATACATTTGCAATTACCATACCAAGAGATATTGCTGATGAATTCTCAGGTACATATTTTAAAATTCATAAAAATAATAATACTATTTTCTTAGAATCTGGATGTAGACTTCCAAATAAAAATAGTAAAAGAGATGTAAATAAATATTTTTATGTGAGGATATAAATGGTAGATAAAAAAATAAAAATATTATGGTTAAGTGATAGTCCACTTACTAGTACAGGATATGGAACTATGACTTTAAATATTTTAAATGGTATGACAGAAAAAGGAATTGAGTGTCATTGTATATGTCACAATCAACCTGGACAAACTTTAAAGCCTGGAATTAAATTTATGGATGATACAGAAATTAAATTTCATTTACATGGTGCAGGTGTAGAAAGATATTCTAAAGATAAAGTTAAATATTTATTACAAGAATTAAAACCAGATTATTTTGTAACATTATTAGATACATTTATGATTACAGAAGCTGGGTTTTTAGGAATGAATTTCAGTCCTGCTAAAAGTATATTTTATTTTCCTTCAGATGGAGAAGACCAATTACCTTTATCTTGCGAGAAATTATTTACTTCTGGGACATACCAGTATCCTATTGCAATGGCAAAATTCGGTCAGCAACAAGTTAAGAAAGCCCATAACATTGATGCATTATATATACCTCATGCAGTTAAACATAAACTATTTAGACCATATAATGATAAAGAAAAAGTAAAAAATAGATTAAAATGGAGTAATAAATTAGGTGTAGATTTATCTAAAAAACAAATTATAGGAACTGTTGCTAGAAATCAAGGTAGAAAAATGATGGATAGAATGATTCCAATAATGAAATTAATTGCAGCTAAAAATGAAAATGCTGTAATGTTAATGCATACAGACCCATTTGATAGAGCAGGTTATTTTGATATGATGTATGAAATTAAAAAACATAACCTAGAAAATAAATTTATTTTTACAGGTCTTAATTTTTTGAATCCATATACATATACAGAACTTTCTGAAATTTATAATTTAATGGATATATTCTTATTGACAACAACTGGAGAAGGATTTGGTGTTCCAATAATAGAAGCTATGTCTTGTAAAGTACCTTGTGTTGTAACTGATTATACAACAACAAAAGAATTAGTTTTAGACCATAATTCTGGATTAGGTATTATAGTAAGTGCGGAAATTATGGGAACATGGAATGTAAAACGTGGTGTCTGTGATATTGAAGATGGAGCTAATAAATGTCTATTCCTTTTATCAAATGATAAATTAAGAACAAATATGGGAGAGAATGGCCGTAAAGCTGTTTTAAAATATTATACTTGGGATAAGGTATTGAAAGATTGGTATAAATTATTCAATAAATTAAAAGGTGATTATTAATGATATCATATAATATAAAAGATAAAAATGAAATTAATAAATTAATAAAAGATATGAAAGCATTTATAAAAAATATACGTGTTTTTGTTTCTGATTTTCAAGAACAAACAAAATCAAATAATGTATTAGAATTTTTAACATGGCTTGAAAATAAAACAGAAAAAAGAATTTATGATAAAAAAGTCGAATTAGAACAGAAATTAATACATAATCATAAAATAAAAAATAAAGAGATGACTAATAATGATTAATCATAGACAAAATGTATTATCTGAAATTGATAAATTTATTGCTGATAATGATATTAATAATTTAAGATGTTTAGAATTAGGTTCTGGTAATGCAAGCGATTTTAAAGATAAATTTGAACAATATAATATTAAAGAATGGTTAATGACAGATAAAAATGATAATATATTTATGGAAAATTTACCATATGAAGATGATTCATTTGATTTAATTTTTAGTTGTCATGCGTTTGAACATTGTGAAAATCCCTTAAAAGCATTAAGAGAAATGAAAAGAGTATCCAAAAAATGGGTAATAATTATAACACCATTTCATTGTAAACATCAAATTTTAAATGCGGATTTTGACCATATTTTTTGTTTAACTGAAATACAAATGAAAAGATTATTTAGATATACTGGAATAATAGAAGATAAAATTTATGTTCAAGATATAATGGGAGCTAAAGAACAAGATTATAATTTAATTAGTATTGGTAAAGGTGATTATTAATGCCAGCTAAAATATTAAAATCTACAGAAACACCAATTGATTATATAATTAAATGTCAAAGAGAAGGAGTTAAACATTGTCTTTCTTTTGAAGAATTTAAAGATTATATAGAATTTGATTGTTCTTTAAAAGTTAGTTTTCCAAAAATATTAGAAGAAGTTTATAATAAATTTAAAGATGAATATTATAAAATAGAGGTTTAAAATGAATAATAGAATAACTATACATATTGCTTGTAAAGATAGACCAAGTGAATTAGCTTTATTATTACAAAGTCTTAGAACACAATCTTTAGAAAACTGGGATTTATTAATAGTAGATGATGCTTCTCAAATACCTCTTGGACAAAATGAAGTTTTAATGAAATTAATTAATAGAGTTAAATTAGAAAAACATAAATGTAAATTTATAAGAAATGATGTTTCTCTTGGTGTGTGTCAAGCTAGAAATATTTGTATTGAAAATGATAAATTTAATAATATGTATACTGCAAGACTTGATGACGATAGTATATTAGAACCATTTTGTTTAGAGAAATTATATTTAGGTATAGTAAAATTAAATTATGATTTAATTGGTGGAACAATTCCTATTTGTCATTCACCTTATTTTGAACGACAAAATAAATATTTAAAAGGTTTTATTAACGAACATAAATTTAATAAGAAAGGCGATTTAATATTTAATGCAGATGAATGTGCTTATACATATACTAAAAATGATTATTTACCTACACATCAATTTAGAACATATTGTGTTTATAAATCTAAATTAAATAAAATAAAATATCCAAAAAATCTTTCTAAAATAGGATTCAGAGAAGAAGGTTTTTTTAGTATGAAAGCAATTTTAAAAGGATATAAATTAGGGATATGTACTGGAGCAATAGCTAATCATATACAATCAACTTCTGGTGGTTGTCGTGACCCTGAATATCCAAAATTTGTTCAATCAGATGATAAAATATTTAGAGATTGGTTAAAAAACAAATTTGAAAAACATGGTGATTTTCTAAAAGAATATAAGAAAAAATATACTAAACAGGTGAAAAAATGAAGTTAACAATTGAAGGACCAATGTTTGATACTAGTGGTTATGCAAATCATGTAAGATATTTTTCTAATACTTTATATGATGTTAATAAAGATATTAAAATAGAAACAACTTTAGTTTCAGGTTGGGAACATATGTGTAATAGTCAAGAATTAGAAATGATTAAAAAACCATATGATGAAGATAGCACTTTAATATTTATTGGACAACCACCAAGTTGGCCATTTGCTATTGCAAAGAATCCTAAACATTTTATTGGATATTTAGTTTGTGAAGGAGATAAAGTTCCTAATTTTTGGTTAAAACATATTTTTGATGAACGAGTTGACCAAATATGGGTACCTAGTAAACATGTAAAAAATGCTATTATAAATTCATGTTCAAATCCTAGTGATTTAGAATATCTAAATAATAAAATAAAAATAGTTCCTCATGGAGTTAATTTAGAATTATTTCAACCAAGAGATAAAGATAATAAAATTTATACATTTATTTGTAATAAAGGTTGGTCAAAAGGAATACATGATAGAGGAGGAGTGCAATTTTTAGTTAAAGCATTTACAGAAGAATTTACTAGTAAAGAAAATGTTAGATTAAAAATTAAATTAAATACAGCATATCATTATCAAGGTTGGAATATTGATGAAGAGTTTAAAAAACTTAAATTAAATAAAAAAATTAATAAACCTAAAGTTGAATTAGCTATTGGTAATATGACGCAAGATGAATTAGTTGAATTCTATAATAGTGGTGATGTATTTGTTTGTCCTACAATGGGAGAAGGATTTGGTTTAACTTATGCTGAAGCAATGTCTTGTCAAGTGCCTTGTATTGCAACTAATTTTGGTGGTCAAAAAGATTTTATAAACACTAAAAATGGTTGGTTATTAGATTGTAAACTTATAGATTCATATGAAGAAGAAGGAGTTAAATGGGCTTTACCAGATGTTGAACATCTTAAAAAATTAATGAGAGCTTGTTTTAAATATAAGAAGAAAGCAATTGAAAAAGGTGAACAAGCATATAAAGATATTTCTAAATATAGCTGGCGTAATTCTGTAAAAAAAGGAATGAAGTTCCTAAAGGAACTTTAAATTATTTTTTTTATATTCCCCATTTATAATATTAACTAATTGAACTTGTCCTGTATCCCATAAAAATGCATTAGTATTAGTCCATCCACTTGGGTTATTCTTCATATAAAATACTTTTAATGGCAAACTAGTTCCTACTGTATATGTATTTCTTAATATACCAGCATTGTGAACGTGTCCAGTAATACTTTTACCAAAATCAGTTTCTTTAGTTTTTAATGAACCTCTTCCATATCCAGGACCAGTGTTTCCATGATTAGCTAATTGAATTCCATGTAATTTATAATCTTGGTCCATTTTTAAAAAATTAACATTTTCAGGTAATCCACCGTGAGTTTTAATACCAATTTCTAATGGATTTTCTCCGTTTGCATAAGCTGATGCTAATTCAAAAGCTGTTCTAGCATTCATTGGGTCTTTAATAAATCTTCCTTCATCTAAATATCTTTCTAAAAATCCAGGGCTATGATTTGAATATATTACATTAACTTCTCTTCCTTCCATAGCATTTGCAAGTAACCAAAGTTCTTTATTACAATCTCTTAATTCTTTATCTAAAGAAAGATTACCTTTATCTGCTCCTTCTCTTATCATTTGATATATTAATTCTTTTTGCATGTGATGAGAAATACTATGTCCATTAAAAAAATCATGTAAAAATAATCTATCTGGTTTATATTCTTTTATCATATCAAAATTAGCTTTACGTACTTTTTTATCTGTATAACCATTATGATAATCTCCTAATATTAAAGCATCTAAATTAGCTTGTTGTGGTTGAGAATTTGAGCTAAATTTAATACCTAAGTCAACAAAAGTACCATTGACCATTGAATGAATATTACGATGATGATACTTACTATTGTTAACAATATCTACAACCCAAGCACCATATACATGGTCTCTTAGTGCAATATTTCCTAATCTTCTTCTTTCTGCACTGGTATCTTTATGTGTTGCATAATTAGGTTCTGTAATTGCTCCTGGTGTAATTAATGCTCTTGGCATTTTAACATTACTATGTGAAATATATTTAAGTCTTTGTTTAGGACTTGCAAATATTTTACTTGTTTCTCTTTGACTAAATCTAGCTAATCCAACTAATGGGTCTATTTGATATGGTCTAATATTAAATTGATCTATTTCAATATTATCATTAAGTTTTAATTTACCATATTCTATATGATAATCTTTTAAAGAATCATCAATGTTTTCTATATTCCAATCTTGTCTTGCACTTTCTCCTATTGTGGGTAAGATAATTAATTCATCGGCGAATTCATCTACATAATTTTCTAATGATTTTAAAAAATTTTTATTAGGTTTTGCAAATGCTTGAGCTGTTGTTACTACATAAGTTTTTGTTTCATGCTTAATTTTAACCACTCCTTTATTTTATTTAAATTGCCATGTTATTTGTAATTGTAATTCTGCTGTTCCATTAAAAGTTTCTGGATTACTTAAACTATCATAACTCCATAAATCTCCTGTTCCTAATCCTGATGCAGTTCTTCCACCAAATTCTCTTAATGTTGTACCGCTCATTTGAGATACAGTATAATCATAAGTATATTCAATTTCATTTGGTGTTGTAGTTATTACAGAACTATATCCTGATGAAGCTGTACCATTAACTAAACCTGACCTAGTTGAAACAACTGTTCCAGAACCATCACCTATTTCTGCATAACCAGGATATAATCTACTCCCTGTTGGACTTATACTTAATGCAAGTCCTGATTTCATTATTTCTGTTGATACCATTTTATTCTCATGTATTAAAATCTGTTGTTATATAAGCTTGAAATGCTGGAGTACCTATTGGAAATTTAGGTGTTATTTTTAATTTAACATTAAATCCAGCTAATTTATTTCCTGAACCGTCTTCACCGTTCTCTATTATAGTTCCACAAGATTGTGGAGTATCTAATATAGTTGTATGATAAAATTTATTATTAAAAGGTATACTAGCATCATTAGTATTTGATATTGGTATTATTCCATAATCAATACTACCTGCTGGAATATCGTTACTAATATAATTTATTCCTGAATAATTAGTTAAATATGTACTATCCCAAGTAAGAGCAATATTATCTTCATTAATATGTGCTGAAATTGTTGCCGGTGCAAAACTAGTATAAGCTGATGTATCATAATATGACCCAGTAACTGAACCTAACATATATTCATAATATCTATATGTTGCTCCTTCTCTTGTTGATGCTTTTAATCTAGTAATAGCTTCACCTGTTTCTGAATTGTATATTAATCCTGGAGCACCTACACTAACTGTTGTTAAAATATCTGTTAAAATATCATCTTCTAATTTAGTATAATTATCGTTTTCTAAATCCCATTCTGTAATAATTATATGTGAAGAATCAGTTGTACTACCGCTACTTCTAAAACCTGCTACAGCACCTATTTTTGGATTTCTAAAATTTATATATTGACTAACTGATGCATAATGGTCAACCGAACTTGCAGTTGTTCCAATACCAGTTTGACTATCTGATGTTAAATTTCCATTTACAAATCTTAATATTGTATCTTGCCCTTGGTCAAATACATCATCTTCCACAGAAAAACCAATATAATATAATATTTTACTATTATTATAATAAAATTTTCCTAAAGACATAGTATAATCAAGTGAACTCATACTATCTCCTGAATAAAGAGTTGGACTAAAAGTATCTCTAGCAGCTACAAGAGTAGTTCCAGCATCTGATATATATAAATCTCCAATTCTACATTCTAATGCTATTGCTCCATTATCATCAGTATAACCATGTGTTATAATATTTTGAGATACAAAAGTAGTACCAATCATTGCAGCTTGAGCTGGTAGTATATTAGTTATTGTTGTATAATATTCATCTCTAATATCACCTGATGAAACTGAACCTGGTACAGTTTCTAATTCATCAACTGCATGAGTATGTTCCCATTGAATAACTCCTGAACTATTATATTTATAAGTAAAATAATCTCCATACCAAATTAATGAATCTGGGTCACCACTGAGAGAAATAAATGCTGCATGCCATTCTCTAAGTAAATTTGTACTTACATAAACATTATAACTACTATCAAACGCTATAGATTGATATGTTCTTAATATACCTCCACTAGGTGTAGCATGTGAACCTCCAAATCTATCGTTAAAACTTGTTGCTGTAGGAACTGTTCCACTTGGCATAGTATAATCTATAGGTACATTTACAAGTTGTGATTTTAATTGTATATCAATAATAGCTGCTCTATAAGTTCCTTGACTATCTAAATATAATGTTTTAAGATATCTTCCTTTTGTAACTGGACTTAAAAAATCAGTTTCAGAAGTTGTAAAATCCATAACTAAATATGAACCATTATATTTAGTTAATATAGTATCCCATTCAACTTTATTAGGAATATCTTCTGTCCAAGTTATTGTTGGAGATATATTCTCCCAACCGCTTGGTAAAGTTACAGTACCAGCTAATATATCATCAACTAAATAATAAGCAAATGAATAATATTTATTTAATATTTCATTTAATTGATTAATAGCATTTGTTAAATCGTTCCAATTATCAAGTGTTGGATAATCTGTATCAACACTTAAAGTTGGTAAAGTAAAACTATCAACAGTTGAATCATCAAAAAATTTATATAATACATTTGTTAATACTTCTTGAGCATTTAATAAATCAATTCTTAACGCTGGAACTTTTATTACTAAAGCATCCATATCAGTTTTAATAGCGTTCCATCTAGCAACATTAAGATAATCTCCGTCTTGATAATCATAACTAGCTGTTGCAGTATATGAAGTAGACGTTTGAACCCAACCACCTGTACCGGTGTCTAAAGTAGCTATCATAGTAACTATAGCGTTATGTATTTTAGTTGAATTCTCCACTGATTCTTGAATTTCACTAATCATTGAAGGAAAACATCTTTCTGATAATATACGTTCTTTCATTTTTAAGTTCCTGAATAAGATATTTCTGTTCTAGTTATTTTAGCATTATTACCTATAAATCTATAATAAATTCCACTTGTTGATGCATCTGAAAATTTATTAGATACACCTCTATCAAAACTATATATAGCTAAAGTGTTTCCGCTATAAAAATTTGGTATTCTAGGTTGATAACTATTTTCATTATCACCGTTACTTGAAATTTGATATTGAATATTATTTAAATTTTCTCCATCAATAGTAAACCAAACTGTATTATATGAATCAATAGCATTTTTTGCTATTTGTTTTCCTTTTAATATTTTAGGTAGTAATGGTATTGGCATCTTAAACTATACGAACCTCTCTAGTTATATTATGAGCTTCTGGACCATATCCTAAGCTTGCAGTAACATTAAATAATCCTTTTATAGAACCATTTATTTGCCAAAAATATGTTAACCTTGTTGAAAATGGAAATTCAGCTATGTCCCAAGGATTAGCTGTTGGGTCAGATTCTGTAGCAGGAGAATTAACAAGTATTACATCATCAAAAGTAAAACTATATGTACTATTTGATATTTCCCATAATATATTATAATTATAATAATCATCAAACCCAGTATTATTAAACTCTACCCATACAAACCAGTCAGTTGTTTCATTTCCTATTGATGTTGGTAATGGATAATTATTTGAATATACCCATCCTATTGCTGTTGTATTAGTGGTATTATATACATTTAATCCTGTTTCTGATACTGTACTACCATTAGCAGTTATATTTAAAAAATGTGTACTATATGTAGTTGAAACATTCATTGGTTTCCAAGTAAAATCATATAAACCAGTTGTTCCTATTGAAACATTTTCTGTTGTATTAATTAATCCTAAATGTGCTATTGTATTTGTATCTAATTGGTTAAATTCAAAATCTTTACTAAATACACCATCACTAGTAATATTAACTTGAAAATTCATTGTCTTATATAAAAAATATTCCGCTAATCCTGCTGTGGTATTAGCCATTATAATATCATTAAGAGTTATTCCTGTTATTTCATCTTCAAATATAATTGAAAAATCTTCTGATTCATTTGCATCTAAATAATCTAACCAACTACAAATACTAGTATATCCTGGTGATATTGTTAATGTTATATTAGTATCAACATCCATTCTTGATGAACTATCTGAATTACAAGTATTACCCATCCATAAAGAATAAGCACTTTCTGATGATAAACTAATATTATCTATTAAAGGTATAGATAAATTATTAGTTCTACTTAATGTAAAAATATATGTAAAATTTTTTAATTTAATTGAACTTAAATCAATTAATCCTGTTGAGTCAGTACCTTCTATTATATTACCTGACATATTTTCGTATGAATATGATAAAGTATAATTTGTATGAACATTATCTATCCCACTTGTATCATATGTAAATTGATAAGCAGTAATATAAGTTGATGGACTTATTGAATTTGTATATGTTCCTTGTAAAGCTGAACCAACAGCAAATCCATCAAAATGTAAAGCATTGAAAGTTAATGTATTATCACTACATACAATATCTGTACAAATAGAAGGGTCATTACAATCACCAGTTAAAACATTGGATGCTACTATTTCTGAATTATATACTAAATCATTATAAGTTGATTGGAATGTATCAGAATAATATATATTATAATCATCGCAAGATATATTTCGTACAATTATGGTTGCTGATTTATTTAAATTATTAGCATAAATATTACTACTATTAACTGCTATAAAATTTTCTCCCGATATTACATCTTCTGTAAAAGTTATATCAGTAATATCAACTACATTATTCCACTTTGTTTTTATTGATGACGAGTCAATAGTAAAATCAACAACACTTGTTTTTTCTAAATCAGATAAAGCTGAAACATTAGTACTATCTCCATAATCATAAAAAGGTGCAGAACAATCTTCTGTCCATTCTTGTGAAACAATCCAATCAGAACAAACACTACTACCAACACAAAGATAACCTAAAGGTGGTTCTGGAAAATAAGTAGTATATCCATCTGTTGTACATACTGAAGGACAAAAATTTTTTGTACATCCACTATTACCACCAAGTCCAAAAACATTAATACTCAACAAAACCCCAACCAGTAAAAATATAAACATTAATCTTATTTTATTTTTCATTCTAACCCAATCTCCCCATCAATGTATGTAACATTAACAGCTGTTCCTGCACCATCATCATTAGTTGTAATATAATGAGCAGATATATTTGTTGATATTGTTGTATTAATATAATAGTTTGAAGTTATATTCCATAAACATCCGCTATTTGGTTGACTTATTGAACTAATACCATTATTACTAAAATTATAATAAATTGGATATGCACCAGTTGCTGTTAAAGCTCCTGTAGTAAAATTATATACAGTATCAGTTGAACTCCAATTAGGAGTATAACTAATATTGCTTTTAGTTAATCCATAATTGTCCCAACAAAAACTTATTGATGAATTATATTCTGAAACAGTTGTAAAATTATAATCTAAAAGATAATTACTCCATAATCCATCACTAACTAATATAGTATAATGATATGTTGTATCTGCTTCTCTATCTGTCCATAAATAACTAGTATTTGAACCACTTGTAACTCCAGTAGTTGTTTCTATAGGAGAACACGAATAAGTATTTTCACATGGATAATATATAACAGTTAAATCTCTGCCTTCTTCATCTAGAACATACACTGATAAATTAACCCAATTTAATTTTCCAGTGGCTCCAGCATCAGGAGAAACTAATGTAATAGTTACATTATTATATTGTCTTACCGCAATATATGAATAATATGAAGTTCCACTTGTATTAGTTGAATCATTTGAACCATAATAATCATAATTCAATCCACATGTTATGAATGAACCCACAGTAGATGCATTAGTAAGAATTTGTGAACCTATTTCCCCAGATATTTCAGTATATGTTACTAAATTTACTGATTCATACCACGTATAATTTTGAACAGTAATAGGATTAACATTAGTATAAGTACAATTAATATAATCAACTCTTGTAGCATTTAAAACAGCTACTGTTGGTGTTATAGAAACAACTACTCCTCCAAATACTTCTGCTGTTGTAAATGTTATATTACTTTCTGAATCATTATAAATTGTGTCACTAACTATATAAGACCAAGAATATGTAGTATTTATTATTCTATCATCCCAAGTTGTTGAAACTGTTGAACCATTTGTAACTGGATAAAAATTTGTTGCAGTACATCCAAAATCTGCACATTTATATATTGATACATTCATGTCTCTTCCTTGTTCATTTGAAACAGTTAAATTAAGATAAATAAGTTCTCTTTGGTCTGTTGCTGTGTCAATTGGAGATTCAGTTATAGTAAATGTATTTGTATCCCAAGGTAAAATTAATGTTGTAGTTGTGCTATTAAGTAAATAATCAGTACTCTCAAATGTATAATTAACTCCACATTTTAAATATGTTGAACTTGCAGTTTCATTTGAAGATATATTTTGTGTTGTTAAACTATCTATTAAAATAAAAGTAATATTATCACTTGAATTATACCAAGAATAATTATTAAATACTACTCCAGTTGCAATAGTATGTGAACAACTAACATTCTCAGAAAAAGTAATATTACCTACAGCTGTAGTTGGAGTTTGAGTTATGATAATTTCTGAACCAATTAAAACATGTCCTTCTATTTTTCCAGAACCTTCTTGTCCTAATAATACTCCTAAATTACCATCATAATCTAAAGCCATATCTGGCATTATTTTTGTTTGTGAACCAGCTTGTTCAAACGAAGTACTATAAGTTGCATCATAATTCCATGATGTACCATTCCATAAATAACCGTTTGCTGAATCAATATAACCTCCAACTAATGCTAAATAATCTGTACCATTAAAAGGATTATTAATGACATCTATATATGTATTTGAACTAGTAGGTAATCCAACTACTATAGATGTATCTGCCACCCAAGTTTTTGTAATTGAATTCCAATAATAAGATTTATCATCACCACTATCTTGTTGTGAAATAATTAAATCTATTTCATCATTTCCAGAAATATTAGTAAATGAAGTTATTTTAAACCAAGGACCATTAACTGATGTATTAATTCCTGATATTGCTGTTGCATTAACTGCCCAAGATGAACCATCATATTGATATGCAGAATATGTAAATTCAGAAGTTTCATCACCAATAACTATTAAGCTCCAATTATTATCATTAAATAAATTATATACAAATCCACAACTTGCCCATTTTAAACTAGCCATACTATTTAATAAAGTAGCATTTTCTACATAAGATGAACCATTCCATTGATATGCTGTTAAATTATTTAAATCTGTTCTTGTAGCAGAAGCAGATGATGCTTCAAGCATTATTTTATTATGTCCATAAAAATCACTAGCAGTACAAGTTCTATGATTTTCATAATATGCTATTGCTGGGGCAATTGTATTATCTAAGGTCCATCCATATGATACCACTGGATCAAACATTCTTACATCATATTCTTCATAACTTGTTTCTGGTTTATATCTAATTATTATTTTATCTGAACTTAATTGTTGAAATACTTTTGAGTAATAAGCACTGTCTTCCCATTCAACTTTCATTCTTCTTCCAAATGAAAATGGTGAATTTATTATTTGAGTTTCTCCACCATAAGTAATATCTCTATATTCAAAATGTAATATTTTGCCTTCACAATTTATACAAATATGTTTAGTTTCTATTGGAACTAATTCAACATCTGTTACATTACCATTAAATATATATTTAGATATAGTAGTTATATTATCTTTCCATAACGATTTTCTCTCTATAATAGTAAGGCCATTTTCATCATAAGTAGTTACTTCTCTTGATTTAGCACGCATTTTAGTTGTACCATCAAATAAATTTACATATTCTTTAGCTCCTAAATTCCATCCATCATCCCAAGTATAATATTCTGTTACTGTATTTTCTACTACTATCTTAACATTATCTGGCATCATTATATATATGCTAGCTGTAAGAATTATCATTATTAAAGTACCTAAAATTATTTTTTGTTTAACCATTAGAAAATCACCTGTCCATTTCCACTATCTAATAAAGCTGTTGATATATCTGTATCAACAAAAATTGTATCATAATATTTATCTTCAAAAGTATTATTATAATTAAAAATTTCTAGTGTAGATAATACAGGAGTATATGTGGAATCATATGTTATCATATCGTTACCTGCTTGACCAAAAGTTGAATTTCCAAATAAAAATACACTCCCACTAGCTGCACTATAATCTTTTTTAGTTAAAATAAATTTTTTTACTAAAACATTAATATCATTATATGAAGTTTCAAGTCTAGTTATAAAATCTGGAATACCAGTATCACCAGTTTGTATTTTTCTAATATCGTTAATTATTTGTTTTAATGTATCAGTTAATCCTTTAATTTTTTGAGACAAACTTATTGTAACAACATTACCACTATAACTTGTTTTAGTATTAAATTTATAAACTACTTTATTAATTTCATAAGTATTATTATTTTCGTTTTGTTTTGGTAAATTAACTAAAATTGTATTACCTGGGACTAAATATTCTATACCATTTGAAATTAATATACCTTCCATAAGTGCATCAGCACTTTCTTTAATAATTTGTTTAGCTCTATCTCTTGCTTCAACAGGGTCAGTAATTTCTTTATCAGTAATTACTTGTTCTTTTCTACCATATGAAATAACTGAACTACTATCTTGAGCAAATTTAACTATAGCTTGTCCTCTATCATAATCAATTGTAAATGCTTCTCCAGATGTTGGAATATTATAACCTGAAGCAGTTCCTGAAACAAAAACAATATTACTATTACTAAAATCTACTAGATATTGAACACCAGATAAAGCTCCTTCATTAGTAGCATTTAAAATACCACCATTAAGATGAGTTCCACTAACATTAACATCTGTGTTATATGGTGAATAAGTTAAACTATATTCTGAACCACCATTAGCAATAAAATCTTGTGTTGGAACTTTTGTGAATATTTTAGAACCATAAACCCAAACTCTATTAATAACTTCATCATCATTAACTTGAAAATTTGAACTTATTATATTAGTACTATCTAAAGTAACACCAGACGAAATTGAACCTTTTAATTCAAAATGTAAATCTCCATCTACATCTACATAAAAATAAAATCCTGCAAGTTCGGCTAATCTTTTTAAAGCATCAAAAACAGATGTATGATTAAATTGAATTTTATCTATTTCAATTCCAGTAGCATTAACATTATTAGTAGTTAATTCTGGAACATCTCCCATAAGTGATAAAACTATTGCACTAATTTCTGTATTATTAAAAATAACAGGCTCAACAGTTGAATCAATTAAAATAGTACCTTTATCTTTTCCAGATATTGTAATAGTACCTGTATTTTCATTAGCCATATTACCAATGTCATCTACATTACCTTTAAAAATTTTTGTAGTATTTGAATAAATTTCTATTTCGTCATTAATAGTAAAATCATCTTTTCTAATTCCAGCACCACTATCAAATATAGCTTTAAAATTAGATACTGAATTATATTCTCCTCTACTATTAAAGATAGTTAAATCTTTAGATTGAAAATACTCTACTCCATTTAAATATAATTTACCAATTATCAATTATATTTCACCATTATATTTAACCATTATATTTAACCATTATATTTAATCATTGTATTTAATTCTTCTTGAATAGCTCTATTAACTATATCACCATTAACTCCCATGATGTCACCATTAAAATTATAAGTATTACCTTGATTACTAGATGAATTTGTATCGTTATTTGTTGCTCCTATTAAGCTAGAAGATTCTGGTATATTTTTTGATTCTTTAGAAGGTAAATTAAAAGATATTCCAGAATCTTCTGTTCCTAAAAAAGATAATTCATCAACAATAGAGCTAACACCATCAGAAAATAAATTTGCTGCTTCTGCTAATACTCTAAATATATCAACTAATCCATTAAGAGCTCCAGCCTCTTCAGCTAATTTAAATAAATTACCTAATGAAGTAACCATTGTTCCTAATGATTCACCAAGATTTGTAAATATTTCTAATAAATCAGGACCGCTATCTTTTATAAAATTTTTAAAAGAAGCAAAATTTTCTTGAGCTTGGTCCATATCAAATGTTTCTAAAAACCCTTCTGCAAGTGGTTTAAGTACATTATCTATTACATAATTATAAATTTCTTTAACTGAATCTATTACTCCTGTAATTTTATCTTTTATAACATCTGTATTTTCACTTAAAAAACTTAATACACCTGAAAGCATACCTTTAAAAGCGTCAAATATTCCTGTATCTCTAACTATTTCATCACCCATAATAACTAAAGTATCTTTTAAATTAGAAACCATTTGATTTGCTGTACCCATTTGATTCTTAAAAGCATCAGCAAATTGACCACCGGCTGCACCAGCGTTTTTAAAAGTTTGTTCTAATAAATCAAAACTAATTTCCCCATTACTAATCATATCACCAAGTTCTTCACCAGTTTTTCCTGTTGCCTCAGTTAATAAATCAAAAATTGGTATTCCTGCAAAAGCGAATTGTTTAATATCTAACATAGAAGCTTTTCCAACTGAACCGATTTGTTGTAAGTTAACAATAATTCTATCTAATTCAGGTTGTCCTTTTCCTGCAGCTGCTAAAGCTTTACCTATATCTAAAAGAAAACTTTCAGATCTAGCTGCATCTTTTGTAACAGTAGTTAATAATTTGTTAGCTGTAATTAAACCAGGTAATTCAAAAGGTGTAGCTGCTGCATCGATTTTAATTTGTTCAATAGCTTTATCTGCTTCTTCAGCACTTCCTAATAATGTTATGAAACCTTGTCTTTCTTGTTCTAAATTACTTGCTGTTTTTAATGCTGCACCACCAGCTGCTACTGTTGCCGCACCGAAAGCTAATAAACTTTTAGTAGCTACTCCAACAACTTTACTTCCAAACCCTTTTAATTTAGAACTAAAAGCACTAAGTTTACTACTAGCTTTATCTTCTAATGATAATAATATATTAATCTTAGCATCTGCCATTTTCTTTTTCCTTTAATTATTTAATATAAATAAAAATAAAATAAAAATTAACATGTACCTTTTCCACGTCCACCTTTTGGTTTACTTGGTCTAGGACTTCTTTTTCTTGGTCCTTTTTTATCTCTATCTGCCATTTTTTCGTTTGTTTTTCCTTTGTTGTTTAACTTTTTCTAATTCTAAATCTTTTTGATGATAATTATTTGCATCAACAAGGGCATTTATTTCAGCTATAGTTAATTTTGGAATTGTAAAAAATGTATATCCCATTTCATGAAGGAACCGAATATTTTTAACATCTATTCGGTAGCTGTAAAATTTTCCACATCACTATCTTTTCCTTTACGTTTTTCTTTCATTTCAAATTGAGATTTACCTGAACTTATAGCCATGATTGCTGTTAATAATGCATCAATATAATTTTTATCATACTTAATATTTTTAGCTTCATCTAAACTAAAAGCTGGTTTTAAACAATGATTAACAATTATTTGTTCATCAATATAAGTTTCACCTTGTTTTAATCTACTAATATAATCTGCTAATTCACCTTTTGTAATTGGTTTAACTAAAATTGTAGGTTTATTTTCTATATATTCAACAACTACATCAATAGGTACTAACACATTTTCATGATTTCTTTCAAATAATATTCTATCTTTACTTAAATATTCACTCATTTTATTCCTCCCACTAATTTACTTTTAACAATGTTAACTACTCTATTTCTATTTCTATCTGCAGTATTTCTAAAATGTCTTCTTGGACTAATTTTAGAAGTTCCATATTCTAAATGAACTGCATAATCTAAATCACTAATTACTTGAACTTTATCAACACTAATTTTTTTCTTTTTAACTGAATTTAAAAATCTACCTGTATCAACACTTGTTTGTTCTGCTCGTCTTCCAGCAACACTTTGTTTAGTTTCTGCTAATAAAAGATTAGCTCCTGTATTTAAAGCTGAACTTAATTCATCATTAGTTATTTCTGCTTTTTTTAATAATTTTTGAAGTTTATCTATACCTTCAATTTTAATTTCAGTTTTTACCATTTTTAAAAATTAAAAAAAATTAATATAATCACCATGGATTATATTTTTCAATTGCATCATTAACAACACCACTAACTTTTTGTGGATTAATTGTTAATGACCATTGTTGTATTCCTTCGCTTGAACTTGGGTCTGGCATATCAGTTAATGAACATCCGCTATAAGTTAAAGTTAAATCTCTACTTCCTAAAGTTGGTCCAATATATAATTCCATATTAAATATACTTCCACCTTGGAAATATTGTTCATAAAAAGTTTTAGCCCATTCAGTTGAAGAATCAACAGTCATACCAATTTCATGGTCTCTATTTTCTGGTATTGGTACATCAATTTCTTGACTTCCATTATTATAATGTGGTGCGTTTAAATTTTGTGATACATTATAATTCCAATCTCTAATATTATTAAAATTTGTTCCACCTAAAGTCCATTTACTATCTGCATGTATAAAAGGTCTTAATGCTGTTTCTGTAATTGCTGTTACTGCACCAGAAGTATAAACTGATTCTTTAGCTATTGTTGCAGCTTCTGTTTCTATTATTCCACCTTCAGAACTTGTTATTGTAAATGAATCTACTACACAACCATTAAATGTTTTAATATGATTCATTCCTAATCCTGAACATTGTTTAGCGTCTTCAACTGTAAAACTCATTGGTGGACAATTTGTACCACTAGTAAATCCATTTGGTATACATGAAACTGCTTCTGTAATTGTATGAGTATAAGGGTTTGCTCCTGTATCTACAACAGTTCCTAATGCATAACCTAACAATCTCCAATCTTGTGGATTATAAGTTAATGCTGGTGCATAATCTTTTGCTGTTTGAACGAATTTTCCTACGTTTCTACTATCTGTACCAGTATATCTAACTGATTCTACATTTGTACTTTCATTTGGTTCTAGACTAGAAACCATTCCAATCCATTGACCAGTTCCAGAAACGTTTGCATATGTTCCTGATTCAAATATGAAAGCGTGTTGGTTTCTATCTCCTATAAATCTTCCCATTGTTTTTCACCTTAAATTATTTTTATTATTACACTGCTATATACTTATATGAAATAGATATAACATCTGATTTTATACCAGCTTTACCTGGTTCGTCTACTGGAACAATACTATCTACTGAAAACCCATATAAGTCCTCGCTTAAACTAGTTCCAGAAGTAGTAAAAGGTTGTTGATTTTTTCTAAGTTTGTTTGCAATTGACCAAGATAAAGTATCTCGTTCAATTTCATTTCTACACCAAGCTCTAATTTCAAAAGGCAAAGTCACTTCCATATCGTTACTATTTTCACCTAATAAATCTAATTTTGGAGAATTTTTTCTAACTGTTAATATAGGATATCTTACTGGTCTATCAGGATAAGAAGTCATTACAAATTTTTCATTAGAAATACGAGTACCAGAAATAGGGTCTGTGATATTATTTTTTAAGAAATCTCTTAAATATAAAGATGTACTACTAAATAAACTATCTACATTTACCATTTTTTTGACCTCGCTTAGTCTAATCCTTTACTCGCTTGTAAAAGATTTAAATTAATTATTCACCAATTAGTGAACCATTTGTTAATCGTCTTATATATAATTTATGATAAACTTCATCGCCTTGAGCATTCCAAGTTCTTGCTCCACCTTCAATTATACCATATTCATTTTGTATTGGAGAACCAATACCTATTTTCATTTCGCCTGATATATTAACATCCGCTAATACATATAATTTTGAATCGTCTGATTTTAATAAACCTTGTTCGTTATGAAATTCTTGTGAACTACCATATAAATCTCTATTATTTATTGGTTGTTTTATTCCTGAAGTCCAAACATCAGTAGGATTTTTTAACCCTGATACATTATCATAACCATCATCAACATATGTTACTTCAAAATATCTAAATCTAACTGGAAAACCTGTTTCATCAATAACTTGTTGAAAGTCGTCTTTTAAATCTTGTGAAGTAACCATTTTTATTTATTACTATAATTTCTTTTTCCGTCGTCTTTTAAATCTTCAGTAAAATTATCAATTCTTTTTTTATCTTTCTTAGATAATTTTCTTGGTAATTCTTTTGGTATATCTTCTTCATTAACATATTTGTAAGAACCTAAAGATATTAATTCTGTTGCTTTTTCTTCAGAAACTTCAACAATTTCTTTTGGTTGAAATTTACCTATATATTTTATTTTAACCATTTTTATTTAACCAAATAATTGATAATGTGAAACTTTTCTACCAATTAAATTTAAATCATCATCAACTAACTCGTTATAATAAGCAGCAGCTGCATCGATTGAACTTGAATTAGTTTTATCAATAGTAAAGTCACCCAATTTAATTTTCGAAGCATCTCCACCTTGTAACGCTAAAGGTTTAACTAATCTAGCTATTGTACCATTTAAAATTATATCTTGATATTTTAAATCAATTGAATCTGAACCTATTTCAACACCAATAAATCTACCAGCATAATCTCTAGACCTATCTGCCATTCCAGTTAAAGAAGTACCAGATATACTAGTTGGTATATTATCTATTAAATTATGCACTTCTTGCGTTACACTACCTAAATTCCATAAACCGATTTTAATTCACCTATTTATATCTAACTTCAACTGATGTTATATTTTTTGCTGAACCTAATCCTGAACCTGTTACATAAATATTTTCCATTAAAGCTCTTTCAGTAAATCCGTTTGAAATTGCTCCTGCGGCATTATCAGTAACTGCTACTCTTGGATAACTAACTATATTTGCTGCAAAACTTAATTGTGTATCTAATAAAATATTTGTACCAGATTCAAAAACATATAAACTACCTGTATTTGTTGTATTATTATAATTGTATTGAATAGATTGTAATAATCCGTTTAATGGATTTGATGTATAAACTGGTGCTAATATTCCTCCTGTAGTACTTGTTAAAGTACCTGATTCAGGGAATTTATAATTTTTAAGTCTTTCTCCATTAACCATTTTTAAATCCTACATAAATGTATATTTGTTTTTACATTTATTGCATATATAATCATCATATTTAACATGTGTTAATGTTTCTCCACAAACACATTTTTTAGATTCTTTTTTAATTTTAACTTTAATTTCTTTGATTTCTTTAATTTCTTCTTTAACTTCTTTTTTTAAAACTTTTAATGATTTTACGAAATCTTTTTTAAAATCTTTTTTAGAATCTTTTTTAGTTTTAGTCTTAGCCATAATTATTACCTTAAATAAAATAAAAATAAAAATAAAAAAATAAAAAAAATAAAAAAAATAAAAAACAATTTATATTGTACCTGGGCCAATTGCTATGAAAGTTCCACTAGCACTTGCAGTTGTAGTATAAATAACTGCACTACCTGCTGAAACTGCTGGAATTGCTGATAATCCACCAATAGCTTGTGCAACAATAGTAGGTGCTGATGTAAAAACAGTTCCAAATTGAACTACACCAATACTTCCAGTTGAAGCAATAAAAGTATGCGATTGAACAATATTTCCCACAGTAGAAGGACTACCAAGAGATATAATGTTTTGTTTCGCTGAAGTTACTGATAAAGCTGCAAGTTCAGATGCATCAACTCCTAAAGCTGCTAATTGGTCAGGTTTACTTAATCCGTCATTTAATGAATTGCTCATTTTTTTATAACCTATTAATATTCCTAACTAGTTGTAATCTTTGCCATAGCTGATGTTTTTAATGCTGAAGCTGTAAATCTATGTGTTAGACTTGCTGCTTTCATATCATAACTAGGTAGATCAAATTTCTCTATTGTTAAAGGTCTTTTTTCTGCAATTGCATAAGCTTGGTCTTTATCAATAATATATGAACTAGTTGTAGTCATACCTGCATTAGTTGAAACGCTAACAACATTCATACCGAAAATAACTCCAATGAATCCTTTTTCAAGCATTTCTCTGTTACCAACTTTATCAGCTTCAACAAATGTATCAATGTTTCTTAAATCATTTAATACTTCATTTCCAACAAACATAGTAGTAGCTGCATAATCTGCATCTTCTAAATATTGCATTCCTCGTGAAATGTTTGCAATAGTTATAGCTGCTCCACCTGAAACTGTATTAACTGCACTGTCTAAAGCTCCGCTAATAATGATTGAGTTTTCATTTTCAGCAAATCTTTTACCTGCAGTTCTAATTTGTCTTTCTAATAGTGGGAACTGAGAATCTTCCATCATTTCTGTGGTAATTCTAATAGCTACTCCATATTTCTTAGGTTTTAGATTTACGTTAGTATAATCTTGTTCGTCTATAGGAATAAAAGCACCTTCAGCCACTTCTCTAACATCCATAGTATTGTCTACTTCTAAGTTAACATCAACACTTGAACCTGGTATTTGACCCGGACCAAAAACTAATGCAGCTTCACTTCTAGGTATAAGTTTTTTATTAACTTCTTCTATTAGTGTTTCAAAAATTTTCTTTGGAATTAAAAGTGAACCTTCTGTACCAGTTCCTCTATCTAATAATTCTTGTATATTTTGTAATTGTGCCATTTTATTTCACCTATTTAATATGTACTAAGCAATATCCTCCAGATGCTGCACTTGTTAAAGCTCTACCAATAACTGTTCCTGCTACTACTCCAGTTGCTACTGCATTTGAACCATCGCATAAAACTTCTCCTGCTGCTGTAACTGTTCCATTAGCCTGTAGTATAAATACTCCTTCTAATGCTACTGCCACTGCTGCTCCTGAAGCTGCTGTTTGCATTGCTATTCCTGTAAATGATGCTCCTGAAGCATTACCTGCTACTTCTACATCACTTGCTACGTATGAATTTGTTCCTGAACTAACAACGTTGTCAGCTCCTGATGCAAAAACATATACTCCACCAGAAATTACTTCTTTTGCAATTGCTGTGAATAATTTAGGGCAACCGAAGTCTGCTACTTGTACTGCACCAACTGGGTTACCAATTCCTGTACCTGCCATTTTATATCACCTTATTTAATATTGTAATCTTTTATATTTGTTTAAATCGTTTAAGCTTAATTCAATATCTCCTGATTCACTAACTCCAAATTTAAGTCCTTCATAAACGTTTTCTTTATTTTCGTTTTTTTCTGGGCTTATTTGTCCTTGTGTTTCATCAACATTTTCTTCTGCTTCTTGATTTGTTGTACCTTCTTCTGTTTCAGTTGGTTCTACAGTTGCTTCTGGTTCTACAGTTGCTTCTGGTTCTACAGTTGCTTCTGGTTCTACAGTTGCTTCTGGTTCTACAGTTGCTTCTGGTTCTACAGTTGCTTCTGGTTCATCAACTTCTTCAACTTCTTCAACTTCTTTAGTTACTATTTTATCTAATTCTTCTAAAAGAATATTGATTACTTCTTCACTTAAAGTTGAAATGTCTCTAGGTTCTATATTTTTTTCTTTAGCTTTTGTAGCATAAGTTTCTCTTAAAACATTTAATTTTTCTTCTTTAATCTGTTCAAGTTGTTTATTAGCAATTTCTAGTTCTTCTTCTTTAGCAATTAATTCACTATTTTTTGCTTCTAAATCAGCTTTTACCTGATTAAGTTCTTCTTCAGCCATATTTTCGACCTCCTTAAGTTTATCTGAATGAGTTTGACTGTTAGTTTTTTTTAAATTTTCAATAACAGAATTTTTATTTTTAATGAATTCATCTTTGATTCCACTAAAACTTTCCATTGCAGCCAAAGCAAAAGTTGCATTTTGGTCGGCTGGAACTGCTACTAGAGATAATTCTACAAATTGAACTCCTCTCATAATAAACATTTCATCTTGTCCTTTTTCTGGGTCTGCTTCAATCCAATCTACTTTTTTAACATATGCACCAACAGATACTGAATTAACTAAATTCTTTTCAATTTTATTAATTATATCTTCATCCATAACAGTAGCTTCAAAATCGATTCTTTTATCTTTAGAATTAAATTTTGATTTTACAACTTTCCCAACTATATTATCTATAATAGCATTGTGGTCTTTCAATAAAGGTTTACCCTCTAATGAAGGAGCAGCTGGTTTAAGTTCTTCTGCTAAGAATGTATGCCCATTTAAAGTAGTAGTTTCGTTAATAGCAACACCTTTAATTGTGAATTCTTTGTCGCCCATATCATCAGGATTATCAGATTCATTAACCTTAGACTTTCCATTAATAAATTCAGAAATAGGTACATTAAAATTCAGCTTAATGTTTTCATTAAATTCTTCTTCCATAAATTTCACCGGTAATTTATAATTATTATAAACCAAATAATGTTTATAAATGTAATATTAAATAATATTATTTAAGTTATCCAAATGGTCTAAATATAGCAATAATACTTACTATAAAAGCTAAAAACGCTATAAAAATATTAATTTTATTTATATTAGTATTTGGCTTGGCTTCCATTTCAGCTTTATTGGCGGCTAATGCAGGACATTCAACTTGTCTTGTTTCTAATGCATTAATTTTTAGTTGTGCGTCGGCTATTTTACCATTAGTAAATTTAGCTCTTTCGTCTATACTATCTAATTTTTCTCTAGAATATTCTGCAAAGTCATCAAACTTTTGACCTAATATTGCTATTGTAACTTTTGTTTCTCCTACCATTCGTATCACTGTATATTATTTCTGTTTTTATTCTTTCAAAAAATTTTATTTCTGCTTCATTAAGTTTATTTATATAAGAACAATAATTATATAATCCAATTTGTCCTTTATATGATTGTAATATTTTTTTACTACTATTAATATATTCTAAATCATTATCTTGAGATAATCTAGTTATTATATTCAAATAACTTAACTGTTCATCAAGTGTCATTTATTCTCTTAATACACAATTACCATTAGGAATATTTTCACAAGTATATATTACACCATCTTTGGTTAATGTAAAATATTTATTTTCAGCTATTATTATTTTTTCGTGTTCAAGTTCATTTATAGTTGAATGATAAATAACTCGTTTTCCATTCCATTTAATAATAATAGTTTCATTATCTAATGATTCTATTTCTACATCTGTAAATAATTCTAAATCGTCTACAGGGTCTTGATTAACTGGAAGTGTTGAATTAATTTCTATAATAGCTGATTCATTTATGGTTAAATTATAATCATCTATAAAATCTATAGTCTTAACCCACTGGCCTTTGGCTCCTTCTGTAGAATAACACCTAATATAATCTGTAGTATTTTCTTCATAAGGATATGCAGTCAAAGCTGTTGAACTAATACCACCATAAAAAATACCAGTTTCATTATTGACATCACATGTATACATATTATTTATTTCTTCTGTTGAGAATGTATTTAACCCTATTCCACCCACAGCTAATGTTAATATTACAAACATTCCTATAATTCCATAATCTTTATTTTCCATTTTAGCACCATGAGTAAGTATTATTATTATACTTACATAACTCTTCTTTAAGCATATTATTTTCCTCTTGTAATCGTTGTATCATTTCTGTATTTAATGCTATTATACCCCAATATTCTGGACTTGTAGCTATTATGTCAGTAGAGTTTGTTTCATTATTATATTCTTGAGTATATCCAGATAATAATGGGTCTGCTTTAGCTAAGTCTTGAGCTATAAATCCATATTCAGTAAAATTACCATGCTCTTCATCCCATGTATATTTGAATGGAGTTATTTCATTATAATTTTCTTCTGTCATATTAATACTCTTTCTTAACTCTTCTGGTTTATATCTTCCGTCAGAAGAACAATCACCAATTTGACTTCCACCTGAACCATCCCAACATAATGGGTCTGAACCTACAGCTGATAATGTTTCAACATATAAATTTCCATTAACATCTAAAGTGGCTAAAGGGTATCTTGATACTACACCAACTAAAGTTTTACTAGATGCAGTTGGATTTAACATTAGATATTCCGTTCCTGCTCTTACTGGTTTAACATATGAATATCCATTAGTACTTTCATATCCTATATCTACATGATTAGTACCATCCTTTCCTATTCTAAATCTTGACCCAAATGTATTATGAAACATAGTAGCACTAGTTGAATTAATATATAATTGGTCTTCGTGAGATTCTGAAAACATGCTTATATATTCAAACCCTTCATCTATATATAATATTCCATCTCCAACATTTAAGTCGTCCCCTACATCAAGTTCACCGTCAATATTTAAATCTTCTCCTATATCAATACTACCGTCTACTTCTAAACTATCCACACCAAAATGAGCTTTAGTATCTCCACCAAATACTGCTTCATTAGTTATTCCTGTGCTTACAGCAGTCAATATATTACTTCCACTACTAACTATTCTTCCAGAAAAATATGCTCCAGATGTCTCAGGATATGCATTACCAGTATATTTTATTGCTACATAACTAACACCATCATAAGTAACTGTAACTAATGAATATGTTTCGCTTGTTTGTGTAACTTGTAATGTTTTTAAAGTTCCACCAAACATTGAAGATGTACCAGAAGTAACAATTACATCTACAATTGCTGATTGATAATTACCAGATGTTCTGTCCATTGTGATTCTTCCATTAACATCATTATTAGCTCCATTAACTACTAAAAGAATATATTGAGGATTTGCATTCTCAACCATTTGAAAAAGACGATTGACATAATGACCTTGTGCCATTTTAATATTGGTTATATCACCAGTAACAGTTAAATCATCCGCAATAGTAACTGCAGTTGTACTTGCAGTTATTTTTGTAACTCCAGCTCTTTGTAATAATAAATTTGCGTCATAAGAACTGAATGCGTCATCAACACTCCATACCGGTTGATTAAAAATAAATTTTGCTCTATCAGTGTAAATATGTGCCCAACCAGTATTTAATGGTGTAAAAGTAATATAACCTCGAGGATTAGTTAATTTTAATCCCGCAGAAGTATCACCATCAAAAGTGATACTTACAGACTCTAATGTTTCGTCATCTAATTGTATTTTACCAACTACTTCTAATGCTTCAGAAGGAGTTGTTGTTCCAATTCCCACATCACCTGTTACAAAAGTAGCATCTCCTGAACTATTAGTCCAAATACCACCTGAGATACCAGTTAATAAAGAACCATCACCGTGATATTGAACTGCAGTTATATCTCCTGTAGTAGTTAAATCTCCACTAGTACTAAATTTTACCATAGCTGGATTACCACTAGGTGTTGCTGAAGTTCCATAATTAATATTTAAACTTCCATCTCCACCACCTAATATATTTGTTTGTCTTATAATATTCCAAGAATTTTCAAAAACTGTACCATCTACTTGTTTTAAATCTATACCACTACCCCAAGTTCCTGCTTCTGTTGAAACAATATCTAAATAAGAATCTTCTCCAACAATAGCCACATCAGATGAAGAAGCCCAATCTGTTCCTAAATCATTTTGTTCTATTTGTAATAACGCTGTAGGACTAGCAGTTCCTATTCCAACATTACCATTATCAGCCTCAATAAAAAACAAAGTTTCCATATTAGTAACAAGAGTTCCTGCTGTAGTAGCTTGTGCAGAAGCAGCTAAAAATTCTAAATCAGCACCAGTTTTAAAAACACTTCTTATAATGTTCGAACTAGTTGTTGAATCATATCCTGATGTTGCATTATCTGGTTCTACCCCATAACCTAATGCCCAATCTGAAGAAGACCTTTCTGTTCCAAGAGTATTTATTGTACCAGTACCATAATGTGCTTTTAATACAGTAGAGCCTGTTGTGGAAGATAATTCGTTCCCAGCAGTTATAACTCCTGCAACATCTAATGCTTCAGATGGACTATCAGTTCCAATTCCTACATTGTTTGTTGTTGAATCAAGTGTCATGATATTAGTACCATCAGAAAAAAATAATTTAGCATCATCATTTACAACTTCAAAATAACCTTCTGTATTTGTTAATATTAATTTTGTAGGATTTGCTGCGCTAGATTCTATCTCTGCATATTGTGCACCTGAACCATAAACATGTAAATGTTCTTGAGGAGTTGTTGTTCCAATTCCTACATTTCCATCATTCTGGAATACCACCGATGCACCTGTACCATAATAGAATCGTAAATCATCTGCGTTTGCAATGATTGAATACTTTTCAGCTTGTCCTGTATCATTAATAACAATTCCAGCACCTATAGAATCTTCAATTTCTAAAACTGTATATCCTGCCGAGATAGGAGAAGCAGGTGAAGTAGTTCCAATTCCTACATTTCCTCCTGAGAGAACTCTCAGCTTTTCAGAACCACCTGCTACAAGATACAAATCATCATCGTCAGCCCCTATAGATACGTAAGTAGTACCTGTGGTTCCATCATCCATAAAACTAATTTGGCCCGTATCATCTGTACTTTCAAACACAGCAGCTGTATTTATTGTGCTAGAATTAACATGAAGTCTTTTTTCTGGACTACTAGTTCCTATTCCAACATTTCCATCACTTGTAATTCTCATATGTTCATCAGATATTGAAACTTCGGTAGTATCAGCATCAGCATTACCAGCAAATATTAAATCGCCAATTCCAAATGCTCCAGTTTCTATATGAGCAATCATAGTTTTCAGATTTGCTACTTGTCCTAATGGCATTGAACCTAATTTTAATCCTACTAAATCACCAGAAACACTATGGTCATCATGTATTCTTATAAAAGTAGAACCGTTATAGTCATGCAAACTTAGTAATTCTTCTGGGGCATCATTTTGCATTCCAACATTTCCTGATTGAAGAAAAACCATTTTAGTATCAATAGCAGTTAAATCATCTTGTACAGTTTGTATATATAAATTTCCATTATTGACTTTTAAATCCCAATTTTCATCCACCGTAACTCTGTCTTCCAAAAGATATAATGTAGGTCCAGCATCTTCAATTATAATATCGCCATCCTTAACTTCTAATTTAGCTCCAGGACTATCTGTTCCAATTCCAACGTCTCCATTTTCATCTATAATTACAGCAGTATTCCAAGTTATATCGGCCCCTGCTGTTCCTGAACCTGCAACTGAAAAAACATGTTTTCCACTTAATTGATAATAAAGCGATGCTTCATCAGTTGAGATATATTCCCAGCTTCCATCTGTATCAAGATTAGTATTTTGTCCTAAATTTAAAGACTTTCCAGTTCCCAAAGCAGTTGCACCTGCGATAAATTGATTTGCTCCAAGAGTTAAAGAAGTAAAACCTGCATCAGTTGCTAAGGGAGTTGTAACTCCAAACCCTACATTTCCACCATTAAACCAAGTATGCCCACTTGCATTTAATATTATTTTAGGGATATCGGTTATGTCAGTTAAGATAATGCTTTCATTTACTCGCATTTCACCAACACTTGTTACATTAACTTGTCCTCTGAAAACTGCGTTACCATTAATTGTTAAATCATTAAATTGGACATCACTTGTAGTTAAAACATTTTGATTCATATCATAAAGTTCATTATCTCCTTGTCCAGTATTTAATGTAGGAGCATCAAGAGTTCCAATAACTTCTACTGCTTTTTTGAATGATATAATACCACTTTGTTTTATTCCATATGCTTGTTGGTCAGTACTACCTGCACCTTCACTCCATAATTGAAGTTCGTTATTGTCGCCAGAACCACTTCCAAGATATTTCCAATACCAACCATATCCATTATATCCAAAATCGATATTCATATCAGAACCACCATCACCAGTTCCTACTTGAAAAATTACATCCCCTGTAGTCGGATAAACAACATGAAGTTTTGCAGCTGGGCTAGTTGTTCCAATTCCTATTCTATCATTACTAGAATCTATTTTTAAAGTATCTGTATCAAAAGTATAATTTCCTGTTCCAGTATCTCCAGTATTTAATAAATATCTATCATCTGATTCTGTATTATTATAATAATCAGATTTATCAGCAGACCAATTTCCTAAACTAGAAGCAATTGGTTCTGTTATATCTGCATATAATAAATTTGCTTCAGTTGTTGTTGAATAATCAGATTTATCAGCAGACCAATTTCCTAA